GGAGTCGTGCCCAAAGAGTTAAAGTGAGCTAAATTATGTTTGAAATTTTATACACCCTTATCTGTACACATATAACCATTGTATGTGTTACTTTATATCTACATCGCAGTCAAGCACATAAATCTATTGAATTTAATTTTATAGTCAGTCATTTCATGCGTTTTTGGTTATGGCTTACTACAGGCATGGTCACTAAACAATGGGTAGCAGTGCATCGTAAACATCATAGATTTTGTGAAGAAGCAGGAGATCCACATAGTCCTGTACAATATGGCTTATGGCGTGTATTGTTACAGGGAGCGTTACTATACAACAACGCTAGTAAGGACAATGATATGGTCAATACATATGGTGTTGGGACTCCAAATGATTATATAGAAAGAAAGTTATATACTCCTCACTCAAGACTTGGTATAGGAATATTGCTTGTGTTAAACTTAATCATTTTTGGTTGGATTGGACTAGTCATATGGGGAGTGCAGATGTTATGGATACCCTTTTGGGCAGCAGGTGTCATCAATGGCATAGGACATTGGTGGGGCTATAGGAACGGTACTACTAAAGATCAAAGCAGAAACATTATTCCAATTGGTTTAATTATAGGCGGGGAAGAACTACACAATAATCATCACTTAAATCCAGCAAGTCCTAAACTTTCCAGTCGATGGTTTGAATTCGACATAGGCTGGACTTATCTAAACATTCTAAGATTTTGTAGATTAGCAAAACTACGAACTTAACCAACATCCATAAAATCGCATAAATACTATATTATGGGATTTTCTAATGAGAGCGAATGATTTTTACGAGAGCGCAGCAGACGATTTAAAGAAAAAGCTGCCTAGTCTGAAAAAAACAGACTATGACACAATTGACAAGCTTATGCGCAGGATCAGTCGCCGCTACAAAATTACAGGTAAAAAACTACATGATTTGTTTGTAAGCAAGTATGGGGAAACACCTGATCATTGGATTAAAAAATACAAAGAAAAGATCGGTGAAGGTGACGTAGTTAAATTCCCAGTTCGCAAAAGTCTAAATCGTAAGCGTCAAACAAAAGTAGTAAATCTACCACCTAAAAATCAAAGAACTGTAACTGAACCTACAGGTAATATCACACCATTGAGATTGTCATTTAATAATTTACCACTGGACATACAAGAAGCCATATATGAATTATATGTACAGGATGAAGAAGGACAAAATGATATACTATGGGAGCTTCACAAAAAAGGATATAATATTGAGTGGGAAGTACCTTCTCCATATGATTTAATTGTTATACATGAAAAAACAGGCAAGAAATATTATATTAAACAAAATGAAATCAATAGTCTTTATGAAAATGTAAACGAGGGTGTAGAATCAGATGAAGATATGCAAAAGATTCGTGACTTTATTGATTGGTCAATAAAAATAGTTAACTTAGAAAAACCATATCCTAAAATTGAAATAAGCACTGATACAGATAAAGCACAAAAGGGTCATCACACTGGTGTACATACACATGATGGCAAAGAAGAAAAGATTTGGATATATGTTGGTAATAGAAATCTAATAGACATTTTTAGAACTATATTCCATGAGCTAGTACATTCAAAGCAACAACAATTGAATATGATTAAACATGGTGATAGTTATCCAGGTAGTCCAATAGAAGCAATGGCAGATATGTTAGCTGGTAAGTATATTAAAATTTACGGCAAAAAGCATCCTGAAATATTCCAATGAGAGCAACTGAGTTTATATCCGAAATTCAAAATATTCCCCAATCTGGTTATACAGGTGGCGAGACAGAATTGCATCTAAGTCCCCTTAAGGATATTAAAGGAAAATTTTATCCATTGCCGGGATATGTAGGGTATCAATATAATTTAGTTCAATCAAAGCAAAGCATTACATTAAGAGTGTTTGACACGAATGCATCTATAGAACCTGAGCCAAAACCTCCTAAAAGTATTAAGAAAGATTTTCCATACCTGTACTCAATTGGTATGAGGAAATATGACAATTATCTAATACAAAAGAAGAAGGGATTGCAAGTTGCTAAAATAAATTTAATAATTGCAAATTTTCCTGTTAAAAGTTCATATATGGTTACAACTGTAACAGTGCATGAAAAATACAGAGGAATTGGATTAGCAAAAGCAATGTATTCTACAATATTAAATTCTGGAGTAACAATTATTTCAGGATCACAGCAAACACCGGGCGGACAGCGTAATTGGTTAAATTTAAATACTATCCCTGGTGTAGAAGTAAAAGGTTATGTAGTGATACACAGATCATTGACAAATTATAAAACACATTATAATAAACAAATGGTAAGTAAATTCTATGACGATATAATGGCTTTAGGTGGTCAATTTATAGGTAAAAATAAAAGTTATGAATATTGGGCATTTGATATCGTAGCAGGTGAAAGCAGACTAGAAGCTTATATTAAAAATAGACTTAGTAAACTTTATAATCCAAACGAAAATTATAATGATTATAAAACTGGATTATTTGCGAGAAAAGTACAATGAGGGCACAAGAATTTTTAACAGAACTTTGGACACAACCTTATCAATTAGAATTAAGGGCAATTGGTGCTGCTGATAGAGAATATAATTTCACTACAATAGATGATAGAAAAGGTAGAATAGTATTTGATAGTATGCTTGATAGTGATCAAGGTGGTACACACTTGTTGTTTGTCGTAGTTCATTTTTATATTGACGATGAATTTCATGACACCGGTAAAGGTGATGCTATCAAAATATTTTCAACTGTAGCAACTGCGTGTAAAGATTATCTCAAAAAATTTAGACCACCCATCATTGTATTTGAAACTGAGAGTCGCAAAAAACGCAACTTATATTTAAGAATGACACAAGCATTAACCAATTATGAAATCTATCCTGATTGGTACAAAGATCGTGAGATTGGTCAAGAAATTGATAATGCATCAGTAAATGGTGTAAGAGAAGAAACGATTGTGTTACGACTAAAAAATTACGATCCTGCAAAAACTAGGGTTTATATCGATGAATTTGCACCAGAGGGCTTCGCACAATTTAAATTGTATATCAGCGATGGAATTAAACACCATTTGGTTGGTACTTTTTCTAGCATAGACGATGCTAAAGAAGAATTAGAATACATATGGAATGCTGATCCTGAAACAAAATTAGTTATTTGGTTTATTAAAGATTTAAATGATAACACAGTTTGGTATTATGATCCACAAGAGTTAGCAGATCAACCAAAACATACATTTAGAAAGCCAGATAACTTAAACGAATTTGTGCCTGGACCGGGTAATGGAACAGGTCGTTGGTATTCAGATGATGAAATGATAGACATTGTTGGTGAGGGCTGGTATGAAGATATGGATGTAGCCGGAGATGTTTCACCAGAAGCAATGATACAAACTGCACAAGAATGGTTAGATGATCAAGGATATTATGTTTTAGTACACGATGTACGAGTCAACGAAGATGATTGTGATTGGTACATAGAAGGTAATTTCTACAATTCACGCTTTGCTAAAAAAGATATAAATGAATTCTTAGATACTTCAGGAGACGACGGTGATGATAGTGATGCTATGTACTTGTCTGAATTTGCCGATATTATTGAACAATATTTAGGCCGCGGTTATACAAGAATAAACAGGTCAAAGCCTAATCAAGTAAGTGTTAAGTTTGTACCTAAAGACAAATCTCATCGTGGTGCAATATTGTATAGTTTTGTACATCCGCAACGTGGTGAATATGCTAGTGTTAATGTAATACTATTAGACTATGATAATCAAGGTATAGGACACGGTAAGAAAGGCCCTAGCGGTGAACTAAAGTCATCTAAGAATGCATTAAAAATTGCACAAGTAATTAGTGGACAACAACTGTCTGAATTCTTAGACGACCGCAAACGAGGTGATGATGACGGAGAAATAAGTAAAATTGTTTCTACTGCTGATAGATTATTGAAACAAGGTTATCGTGTTGACAGTAAAGTTATTGGTGCTATAGGACAAGTGGTTAAAGCAAATTTTGATATAAATGGATTCACTCCTAACGGTTCTTTAACTATAAGATACGGCAAAGGTACTGGCATGAGAGCTAGACATGCAATGCGTCCTTTCATAGCCGACGATGATGATAAGTATGAATTTGAATTAGTTGGCCCAAAACATTACAGAATAGTAGACGCAGGATTCTAAGATGAGAGCAACAGATTTTTTAAAAGAGTTTGTAGATAAATCACATGGTGATGACTATGAACCTCCAAAAGGAAACTTTAAAGAATTCATGCAAATAATCACTACTGAACTTAAAAAGTTTAAATTTAAAACTAGAAAATTACCAGATCAAAAGAATGCCTTTGCGTGTATAAGAACTAGAGATGAAAATACGTTAGATGCAATTTTATTTGCATTAGATCATGAAGGTGTAGTGTTAGTTAAACAAGGTAGTATAGAAGAAGGTCAACCCTATTTTGATGATAACTTTATCTATAGAGTTAGTGCTACGATGAGCGGTGCAGTATATTGTTTGACCAAAATTGAAGAAGATTATAATTTATTATGAGAGCAAAAGAATTTATTTTTGAAAACAATGAACTTAATGCTTACGCAAAGCAAATGAGCGAGAAGTATGGAGTGCCATTTAGTCTTGTACAACACGCCATGCACAAAGAAACAGGACATATTCAAGACCCAAATCAAAGAGCAAAGGCTGTTAGTAAAAAAGGTGCAGGTGGTATCATGCAGTTAATGCCAGCAACAGCAAAGGGATTAGGAGTAACAGATAGATTTGATCCATATCAAAATATTGAAGGTGGAACAAAATATCTAAGTCAATTATATCAGAAGTACAAAGATCCTGTATTAGCATTAGCAGCTTACAATGCAGGTCCGGCTAATGTTGACAAATATAAAGGTGTACCTCCTTTTAAACAAACACAAAATTATGTTTCAGGATATGATCCCAACATAGATAAAGTTGTGCAGAAACCTAAAACAGTTGCGCCTGTGCCAACACAACCTAGTTTTAAAGATGCATTTAAAAATGTAGGACAAACTATTGTTAGTAAAAATGAACCTACTGATGCAAGCATGACTCCAGCGCAATCAAAAATAATTAAACCTATGAAACCTATAGAGCCTTTAGCAGCAGTCAACGCAACAGATGATGAAGTGGAAGTATAATGAGAGCATACGAGTTTATAAGAGAAGCAGACGATATATCTGTGCCACAGCCAGGACCAAGTTCTGGTAAAGCTGCACAATTAAATCCCGATACTAATGTTAATCAACAAAATTTAACTTTAAAACAAATTCATAAAAGCATACAAGGAATACCATATCACAAAGATGTGATTAGGGATTACGATAAAAAAGATTTTAGTTGGGATGTAACTCCTAAAGCGGTGGAATATGCAAAATTTTTAAAGAACAATCCCGAATCATTAAAAAATTTACCACCTATTGTAGCTATAGATGGAAAACTAAATGACGGGGCTCATAGAATTTCAGCCTTAGGCTTATTACAAAAAAGACTGGATAGAGATAATCCGTTATGGAAAACAGCAAAAGTACCTGTAGTTTTTGCTTCGTCATCTGATGTGGCTAAAGCACCAATTGATACAAAAGCAGCAGGAGTTCGAGCCGGTGGCGGTTCAGGTGGTGTAGGTGTGCCAGATACTAGAGATATGCAGATGGGAGCTGAACTTGATCCCAAAGCAATGATACAGAGAGAAAAATGAGAGCATTTCAATTTTTAACTGAAGCAGGATATAATCCAAACGGCCTTGCAAAACAGTACGGTGATAAGTTGTTGGATGTATTTTTTAATAGTGCTGCTGGTCCAACTAACGAAGATTTTAATGACTTTTCGGACTTGTATCAAATAAAGAGAATGTATCTGATAGGGTTTTCTGGCAATAATGGATTTTCTGGTAGTTCCTATACACTATCAGTAGATCCTATAACCGGTGCAAGATTACCGCAAACAATTACAGGGACTCAATATATTGAAACACACAAGCCTCAGATATTAAAAAGAATTGTTGATATGATTGCTAGTAAAGACCCTACCCCAAAGAAAGAATATAGTAACTGGCTAGTAAAACAATTTGCAACCGGTAAAATAAAATTTGAAGATTTGAATCGTTGGGACATGTTAAACAGTCACTATCAAGGTAAGATTCGTAGAATGATTAAACCTGAACATGCTGATATAAACCGTTTCAAAACCTACAGAGATTTTGAAACTGTTATGAGTACACAATATGATTTAGATGCATTATTAGGGAAACAAAAACAAGAAATACAAAAAGGTAAAGTTAAAGAATTTTATAAAGATGATCAAGTAAGAATAGTAATTCCTGAAGATCAAGAAGCTGCTTGTTATTATGGACAAGGAACACAATGGTGTACTGCCGCAACTAGAGGTACTAATTATTTTAACACATATAATAAACGTGGTCCATTGTATATATTATTACCGACAAACTCTGAATACACAGGAGAAAAGTATCAATTACATTTTGGTTCAGAATCATTTATGAATGAACAAGATGAACCAGTAAGACCGGATTGGATATTAAAAGAAAGATTCAACTTGTTTGATTTGTTTGCCGAAAGGTATGAGTTTATTAATAATTGGATAATTATGGCAGATGAAGATGATGGAAGAATTACAGAGATAGTAACTAAAATTCAAGAATTTGCTGAAAACGCCGTTAATGATGCTCTTAACACATTAGAAAGTAATGATGATTTTTATAATGACGAGGTTTTTAAGTATGCTGCTGATAATGGATTATTAGATGACGATGGTGTTATAAAATGGGATGAATTACCGGATCAAATACAATATATTAATTATCGTGATGAAGTACGTTATTGGTATAAAGAAAATATGAAACTAATACGGTCATTTAATAGTGCTTCAATAAAACAACAAGAAGTAGAAAATTGGGAACAACAAGTAAATGATGAAGATGATATTATACTCGAAACATTCCGTAGTATACCTAGTTTATTAAGTCAATATATAAGTGATAATATTAGGGGTAGTGTAGCTGCAAATTTAGCAGAATGGATAGACGGTAATATTCAAGTGCTTGGACAAGGATATTCACGTGAAGTTAAAAATAAAAACAGCGACGATTTACAAGTAGAATTATGAAAATTAAAGAAGTAAATCCAAATACAAGTAAAGGAAGTTATGGTAAAAGTCTAAACTTAGCAAGACTTTGGAGTTTGTACAACCTTAAAAAAGTTAAAACAGATTTTGATACAATCTATATTTTAGGTAGCTGGTATGGCAACATCAGTATTATGTTTCATTTACTGAGAAAATACTTCAATTTTAATAAAATTATAAATGTTGAGACAGATAAAGAAAAACTAAACGCAGGTGACGAAATAATAAAAAAACTTAAAATAGATAATATTGAGTCTATGTATAAGGATGCAAATAAATTAGATTATAGACAATTAGGTAAGAACGGTTTGGTTGTTTGTTTTAGTTGCACAAACATAAAGGGCAATGATTGGTTTGCAAGAATTCCTTATGGCACAACTGTAATGCTACAAGCAAGAGATAATGATCCAAATGCTACTAATCAATATAAAAATTTTGAAGAATTTTATGATGCGTTCCCAATGAATAAAACTTTATTGATTGACGAAATCGTATTAACTGATCCAGAAACTAAATATAATTGCTGGTTAATAATAGGTCAAAAATGAGAGCAACGGATTTTTTAACAGAAGTTTTTTCTACTAAATCATTGATGAGTAACAGATATCCGTTGGAATGGGATGATCCAGGACGAGGTGGTATAATACGAGCAAGGACAGAAACTGAACTAGGTAATAAGTTAGTAATGGATTTCTATTCAATATATGATTTAAATCATTACATTTGCGAATTCACTGTTAATGACCATTATGATATACGAGGAAAAAATGAGCGTGATGTTATACCAATATTTAATACAATAATATATGGTGTATTACGCTTTATTAAAAAATACCAACCAAATTATTTAATATTTTCAGCACGGGAAAAAAGTAGAATATCATTATATTCAAGATTAGTTAATACTTTTGCTCCTGCTTTAGGGTATCATAATGCCAGTGTTTCTGATTTACCTGATGAATTACAAGAATATTTGAAATTTCAAGGTAAAAGTTTTGTACTCGCTAAGAATTCAGTAGACACACAAAATAACGAATTAGGTGAAGCTACAACAACTCACCGTTCTATACACACCTCACTAATTAATAAAGGTTATAAGTATTTAGGATCTGGAATAGACCAGTATGCATATATTGAACCAACTACGGGTAATGTATTAAAAATATTTGGTGCAAGTAAAACAGGAAAAGATTTACAGGGTCAACCATTTAGTAATGAACACGCTATGTTTTTTACTTGGGTAAGATATTGCATGAAACATCCTAATAATCCATTCTTCCCTAAATTTTATGGATATGAAAGTTTTCAACACAGAGGTAAAACTTACCTACAAATTCAACAAGAAAAATTAGAGTCATTAGACAGTGATGTTTGCTTTATACTTAGGGCATTAAGAACATACCTAAATTACAATGACAAGTATGAAGTTATGCTTACTGATTTAAGGAAAAGACTCGGTGAGGATAAAGACAATGTTTTAGATAGTGTTATCAAACAATTGGGAGGGGAGCGTCAGTTCAAATATTTTTACGAAACGCTTAAATTTGTTTGGTATTTGGGTCTAAGTAAAAAATATAGCCCAGACTTTCATTGTGGAAACATATTACAAAGACCTGACGGTATTCCGGTAATACTAGATCCTTGGACTACCGCAATCCATTAACGATCCATTATACTTTAATTTCACAAAACATATTTCCATATATTTGTTTGATGGAAAATATTGGCAAAAAAATACCTTAAAATGTTTGACAAACAAATGCATTACATATATACTAACTACTTTCACAGGAGAACATAATGAGTCGTACCTTTTCATCAGAACAAAAACTAAGACTTACCCAACTAATTAATGAGGGTATGGCAGTAATGAACGAAGTAGAAACACTTAGTGAGGGTCTAAACGATACAGTTAAGGCTATTGCAGAAGAACTAGAAGTAAAGCCAAGTGTATTAAAGAAAGCCATTCGTGTAGCATATAAATCAAAACTTGGTGAGACAAACAAAGAAAACGAAGAACTTAATACTATACTAGAAACTGTAGGTAAGACACTTTGATTGATTGCGTATCTAGTATACTACAATGGATAAAAAATGATTGGGCATCTCATCGTGTACGTTTTGCTGTCGAGTTGCTTGCTTGGGCTATCAGTATTGGATGCTCGATCACAATGGCGCTTACAGTTCCCAATCCTCCACTCCTCACTCTATATCCTATTTGGATCGCTGGTTGTACTATGTATGCTTGGGCTGCTTGGACTCGCAAATCATTTGGTATGTTGGCTAACTATCTACTGCTCACCACCATTGATACGATTGGATTGGTAAGAATGCTATGAGTTATATTGACGCAATATTAGATAGAGACAGTGACAGAATATTTGTAGTAGAACGCACACCAGAAGGTAAGCGTACATACAAAGAATATCCTGCAAACTATGTTTTTTATTACAGTGATCCTAAAGGCAAATATCGCAGTATTTACGGTGATCCTGTAAGCAGATTTAGTACACGCAAACGCAGTGAATTTGAAAAAGAACGCAGAATACACTCAGGCAAAAAACTATTTGAAAGTGATGTTAATGTAGTCTTTAGATGCCTTAGTGATAACTACTTGGGTGCAGAGCCTCCTAAACTTCATACATGTTTTTTCGATATTGAGGTTGACTTTGATCCTGAAAAAGGATTCAGTCCAACTGATGATCCATTCAATCCAGTTACGGCTATATCAATGTATTTGGATTGGCAAGACTTATTAATCACATTGTGTGTTGCTCCAAAACATATGAGTGATGAAACAGCAACAGAGATAACTGCAAAGTTTGATAACACATTGTTGTTTAAGTCTGAAAAAGATATGTTTGACACATTCTTCCAACTTATTAGTGATGCAGATGTATTGACTGGTTGGAACTCAGAAGGATATGATATACCATATATGGTAAATCGTGTAACACGTGTAATGAGTAAAGACGATACAAGAAAGTTTTGTTTACTTGGTCAACTTCCTAAACCTCGCACATATGAAAGATTTGGTAAAGAAGAAACTACATATGATCTAATCGGTCGAATTCACATGGACTATTTGCAATTGTATAAGAAATACAATTATGAAAGTCGCCATAGTTATAAACTTGACTTCATCGGTGAGATGGAAGTTGGTGAAAACAAAACACAATATGAAGGCACACTTGATCAATTATACAATAAAGACTGGGAAAAGTTTTTAGAATATAATCGTCAAGATACAATGTTGTTGGTCAAGATACACAACAAATTGAAATTCTTAGATTTGGCAAATGCACTAGCACATGAAAATACTGTGCTGTTGCCAACAGTAATGGGTTCAGTTGCAATGATTGAACAAGCAGTTTTTAATGAAGCACATGAAAGAGGTGTTGTAGTACCCGATAAATCACGAAAGGATAATACTGATGAACAACAAGCAGCAGGTGCCTATGTTGCTACGCCGAAAAGGGGAATGCATGAATACGTCGGAGCAGTCGATATCAACTCGCTCTATCCCAGCGTTATTCGTGCCCTTAACATGGCTCCAGAAACAATCGTTGGACAAGTCAGGCAAACTCTTACTGACCAATTTATGCGAGAAAAAGGATTAAGACTTGCCAGTGAAAAGAAACGTAGGAAAAATGAAGACGAAGCCGTAACTGGTGCAATACTGTGGGAAAACTTATTTGGTTCATTAGAGTATACTGCTATTATGAATCAAGAACGTGGCACTATGCTAACCATTGATTACGAAGATGGACGTAGTGTTGAAATGAGTGCAGCAGAAGTATGGAAACTTATCTTTGATAGTCACAAGCCATATATGCTTAGTGCTAATGGTACTATATTTACATTTGAGCAAGAAGGCGTGATCCCAGGTCTACTCTCACGCTGGTATAGTGATCGTAAAGAAATGCAGAAGAAACTAAAAGAATCAACAACCGACTATGATAAAGAGTATTGGGATAAACGTCAGTTAGTCCGAAAGATTCTACTCAACTCTGCATATGGCGCACTACTAAATGAACATTGTCGTTTCTATGATAAACGAATTGGTCAAAGTGTAACACTGTGTGGTCGCCAAATCACTAGACATATGATGAGTAAAATTAACGAATGCATTGCAGGTGAATATAATCACGAAGGTGAAGCAATCGTTTATGGAGATACTGATAGTTGTTACTTCAGTGCTTATCCATTACTCAAAAGTGACATAGAAAAAGGTGAAGTTCAGTGGGATAAAGACATATGTATTCAACTTTATGATAATATTGCTGAACAAGTCAATGTAAGTTTTCCTGCATTTATGGAAACTGCATTTCATGCACCTAGAAAAAATGGTGCAATTATTAAAGCAGGAAGAGAACTAATCGGTGATCGTAGCATCTTTATCACAAAGAAACGCTATGCAATTAATATCTATGACAAAGAAGGTAAACGTTTAGATAAAGACTCAATGGGTAAAATTAAGGCAATGGGTCTTGATTTGAAACGTGCTGATACTCCGAAACAAGTACAAGACTTTTTAATGGGTGTTCTTGAAATGGTTCTTGGAGGTAAACAACGTGACGAAGTGGTAGAAGTAATTCGTCAGTTTAAGTTTACATTATCAGCGCAAGATAGTTGGACAAAGGGTAGTCCAAAGAGTGTAAACAATTTGACAATGTATGGTGAAAAAGAAGCAAACAGCAGTACAGGTAAAGCTAATATGCCCGGACATGTACGTGCTGCATTAAATTGGAACTATCTACGAAAAGTACACGGAGATAACTATAGTCAAAAAATTGTAGATGGCATGAAAATTGTTGTGTGTAAACTACGCAACAATCCATTAGGCTTTACAAGTATTGCTTACCCTACTGATGAATTACGTTTACCACAATGGTTTCGTGATTTGCCATTTGATGATGACGCTATGGAACAAACATTAGTAGATGAAAAAATAGACAACTTACTTGACGTTTTGAATTGGGACTTACGTGATAGCACTAACACAAAAACAACTTTTGACTTATTATTCAGTTATGGTTAAATTAGTTTTGACTTTTGCAATAAAATCCATTATTATACACAACAGACTTTCCTAAATAATTTAAAGGACAATAAATGAAAGATATTTTACAAGATTTGATAAATCATACATCCAACTTAGGATTTATAGATTTAATTAAAGTAATTGGCACAGACACAGAAACACAAGTTTCGGCATTGTCTGATGACAAAAATGTTATATTCAACGGTGTACTTAAAACACCACAACCAGAATTGATTGGTACTTTTGGTATGCCTAATCTCTCAAAACTAAAAACAATTTTAAGTTTTGATGATTATGATGAAGATGCTAAAATTACAATGACTAGAAAAAATCGTGATGGAGTAGATACTCCTGATTCAATTCACTTTGAAACTAAAGCAGGTGATTTCGTAAATGATTATAGATTAATGGCTAAGGGCATTGTTGAAGAAAAAGTCAAAGTAGTTAAGTATCATGGTACATCATGGAATGTTGAGTTCACTCCTAGTGTAAACAGTATTCTACGACTTAAAAAACAGAGCCAAGCTAATAGTGATGAAAAACATTTTATGACTAAAGTAGAGAATGGTGACTTAAAAATCTTCTTTGGTGACGTTAGTACACATAGCGGTAATTTTGTTTTTGAAGCAAATGTTAACGGCACATTAGGTAAGGCACTAAGTTGGCCTGTACAAGAGGTTGTAAGCATTTTAAGTTTAGCAGGAGATAAAACTATGCGTATTTTAGACAAAGGTGCTATGGAAATTAGTATCGATAGTGGTCTTGCTGTTTATTCATATCTTTTTCCGGCACAACAAAAATGATTAATATTACATCAACCAATATGCCATTAGTGTATCAAGTCAATACTTACTCACAACCTAGTAACACAGGTGCTATTCAATGGAATGGTAGCATGAAACGACTAGAAGTTAGCACTGGCACAGGATGGATACCACTTGACAATAATATAACACTAACTACTAATCCTGTAATGCTTGAAGCTTTTGAATGGGCGCAAAGAAAAATGCAGGAAGAAAAAGAACTAGAAGGATTGGCTAAAACTCATCCAGCTATAAATGATTTAGTTAATCAAATCAACGAAAAGAAAAATCAAATTGAAATGGTTAAAACTCTTATTAAATCAGAAGAAAAACCAGAAGAACAGGCATATACAAAAGCATCAGTACAATCAATGCAAATACCTTAATGGAACAAACTAATTTATCACAACAACAAGATCCTAATTGGGCATTATTTTTGCCTGCTGTAAGCAGTTTCTTTATCAGTGGATTAGGTAGACAACGTGAGGGAGAAAAATATTTTCCTGACGATAGAATACCTCAAGGTATACCTGATCTTGAGGCACTAAACTTTCTTAATGATCAAAAAGGATTGTACACTTACAAATGGGGTTTGTATAGTGCAGGTCATGCTAACTTAGACACTACCAAAGATGATCATGGTGAAAGTATTATACGCAAGCGTGACAGAAATAATACTTTCATGTTGGGTGATAGCGGTGGATTTCAGATTCTTAAAGGTCAGTGGCCTGCTGATTGGAAGAATCCTAATTGCCCTAAAGCAATGGAGAAACGTAAAGCAGTATTGACATGGATGGATACATACATGGATTATGGTATGTGTTTAGATATTCCTAGTCAAAGTTTCCTAAACACTAAAGCAATACCTTTACATGGTATACATAACATCAACGATGCAATCAAAGCCACACATATTAATAATGAATATTTTATAACTAATCGCAATGGTAATTGTAAGTTCTTAAACGTATTACAAGGTACCACACATAAAGAAAGCGATGATTGGTATCAGGAAATGAAAAAATATTGTGATCCTGCAATATACCCTGATAATCATTTTAATGGTTGGGCATTTGGGGGACAAAACAAAGTAGATATACATCTTACCTTAAGGCGTATGGTTGATATAATCTATGATGGTTTATTGCAAGAAGGTAAACATGACCTTATACACTGTTTAGGTGTAAGCATTTTAGAATATGCAGTATTGTTTACAGATATACAACAAGCTATTAGAAAATATCATAACCCAAAATTAATAATTACATTTGATTGTGCAAGCCCATTTTTTAGTGCTGCAAAAGGTTTGGCTTATTTCAAAAATAATATTGAGCATGAAAAGAAATGGTCATATAGTATGGAGAAAACGGCTGAAGATAAAAAATATGCAACGGATAATAGAAAATTCATAGATGTTGTTTTGGGTGATGATATCCATAAAGACTTTACAAATAGTCCTATTACTGATAAACTGTTGATTAAAGATTTATGCTACAGGGGTGTTGGCTTTATTGGTCAACATGGTAAAGAAACAAAAACAAGTTGGGATACATTAAGTTATACTTTGTTACAAGCACATAATGTTTATCAGCATATAAGTGCTGTGCAAGAGGCTAACCGTAAATATGCACAAGGTGTTATTCCTGCTATGATTAAACAAAATAATACAGGTATTAAATTTAAAGATGTTATCAACGAAGTTTTTTCTCAAAAGTCAAGGAGTGCTAGTCATGATGTAATTGATAGTTATAGTAGATTATGGATGCAAATGCAATCAGGTAGTCAGGGATTTAGTGGTAAGAAAACCGTGAATGCAAGAACATCATTCAATGAACTTTTTTCAATTGTTTAAGGAGAATATATGCCTTATAGAAATAGAATTGCCAGTCTTACAGAAACACATAGGCAATTGGACAAACAAATTATAGAAGCAGAAAAAAATCCTAATTTTGATGCGGATAAAATTGCTGAAATGAAAAAGCAAAAATTAAAATATAAAGACGAAATAAGTCGCCTAAATAAGTTACAATGGGAACATGATCACGAACGAGTAGACTTTGGTGAATAATATGATAAATGAAGAAAGAGACAAAGTAGAACGCATTAAAGAATCTGCTATGAGGCAAATTTATGTTACGTTTCAAAAAGAAGGCATACACAGATATCCAGCAGCTGGGGAAGATCCTAAACTACAAGATGTTAGTTTTCTGTCTTTCCCTCATCGTCATATCTTCCACTTCAGGGTGTACATTGATGTGTTCCATAATGACAGGGACATTGAATTCATCCAATTCAAAAGATGGCTACAAGGGTTGTACGATAATGCGATTTTAGAATTAAATCATAAATCATGCGAAATGATTGCAGATGATTTATACATCCAAATTGCAAATAAGTATCCTAATCGTAATGTAGTAATTGAGGTATCCGAAGATAATGAAAACGGATGCAAAATTCAGTATAATTTAACAAAACCTTATCAACAACTTTCAATTTAAAGGAAATACACAAATGGGCAAACCAGTAATTCAACCTAATCCTAAAGTTCGTCAAATTTTCGAAGACCTAGAAAAATACAGAGAATTCTGTGTTGACTATGGTTATAAGTTTGATGAAGCACAATTATACGATATGCGTAGTTTTTCATATCGTCAACATACAAAGCAACTTGCAGGCAAACAGCCTAAAGATCAGTGGCTTGAAGATACAAAAATCTAATATGAATTATAATGATCTTTTATTGGGACTTCTAGAGGCAGTTATTTTCTTTGGTATGTTTGCAGCCTATGGAAAATTTCTAGCAGTTATTCTTCCTAAAATATGGGGAAAGGAAATAAAGTAAAATGGCTAACTGGAAAGTTTCAACGTATTATAAAAAATCTTGTGAAGAACATGAATATTACTATAAAGATGGTAATTCAATCGTTCGTAAAACAGGATTTCGTTGGAGTAGTTTCTTTGTAGAGACTGATGACGATAATCCTCCGCAGTTTGAATTTACTTATGTTCCAAATGGCGATGATAAATGTGATAGTATTAACATGTATGATTGTTGTGTTAACAACATCGTCAATGTTGAACTTGACGTTATGAGTGATGGATGTTGGGAGGATTTCGACTTTCCAGAAGATATGGATGAAGATGAACAAGAAGAATTACTAGAAAGATTTGGTGATTCTAGTGTTTATGAAGTATTAGAGGGAGAAGAAGGATGGGATCAAACTGACACTGAAGCATGGGTATGGGGTCCTATTCTTATTGAAGATGAGAATGGCAATAAAGTTAAAATTATCTGTGCAGATGATGAAGGTAATGTTATAGACTTTAAGGAAGAAGATGCGTAAATTATATTACATGGGTCTCGAACCCTACAAAGCACGTTATACATTGCAATTACAAGAATGGAATGAACGTGTATTTAAACGCAGAGGTATAGACTATGAAGTAGTACCTGGTGAAACACTAAGCAATGATAAAGCTATTGTAACTGGTCAAGTGCTTGATGCACATGGTCGTAGTTATTTTGGCATGAGTCAAATGATGAATATCGTTCGTAAAATGAAGGCAGGAGAAATTAATCATGCAGATGTTATATACTTTGAGGACATGTTTCAACCAGGTATCGAGAGCTTACCTTATATTATGGATCAAATCCCTAATCATATGCGTCCCCGTGTTTTTGTTCGCTGTCTTGCACAAAGTATTGACCCCGATGATTTCGTTCATGTATGGAATATGGCAAAGTGGATGGGTCATTATGAAAAAATGGTTGACACGTGGGTAGACGGTATACTTGCAAGCAGTGAAGAAATGGTAATGCATATGAAGATTGCAGGCTGGACTGCACCAATCTACAATATAAGTGGTTTAGCATATGGTAAAGATGAAGTACGAGAACGAATAGAAGGTCCTCTAAAGCCATTCAGTGAAAGAAAATTACGTGTAGCATTTGCAGCACGTTGGGACCAAGAAAAGCAACCTGACTTCTATATGGATTTGATTGAAGAATTTCATAGATTAAGTAAGATGGCTTATTGGGAAGGCTATAATCATAATGATGTTGAGTTCTGTATATTGAGTGGTGGAAAATTAAAATCAAATAATAGTAGTTACCTAGAAAGAACACAACGACTAGTTAATGAAGGTAAACTTGTTATATACGAGGATCTAGAGAAAAATGATTACTATAATTTACTCAACGATAGCCGTGTATTGTTTAACTGTGCTTTACAAGATTGGGTTAGCAATACAGTTTCCGAAGCCGATACTCTTGGGTGTAATGTATTATACCCTGCTTATCGCAGCTTCCCTGAATCTTTTGCTAATGATAATGAACGCTTATACGTACCTTGGTCATTGAACGATGCACTTACTAAATTAATCCCGTTATTAAAACATCAACACAATAATATGGGTAAAATAAGTGATTACACTGATAAGACAATTGATCGTATCTGTGATATAATCTTAGGCATGGGAGAGAATTATTCACGTAACGATGTAGATTACAGAAAACATACCCGTGAGTCAAAATACTAATACATATCAGAACTAAAAGGTTTAAAGGAAAATAAAGATGGATATTAACGATACAGCAGCATTTTTAGTAGGTACACTACTCATTGGATTATCATTTTGTTTAATGGGCGTAATGGTTCTTTTCTTAAACAATATGTTTGCAAAATTTTGGAAACCTATTAATTGGAAAATAGAAAATATGTTTAGTGACTATAGCCCAATGATTTCTAAAAAAGAAAAGAAAATTGAAAAAACAGAAGAAACAAAATGAAATGGGGACAAGGGCATGTTGACCCATGGTGGGATGATAGTTTTAAAAACTTAAACTATATTTGGAAACCTATACCGAATCAAGACATGATTCCTATATGGGATGAAAAATATGGGAAAGGTTTAAAATACACAGGTGGAGTTTATGATATGAGTCAACCCACACCTGACTATGCATTGCCCTTTTTAACTTTGATGAAAGATTGGCAACACGTAGGCATAAGTTTTTTTAAACAAAATCCTTTAGAAGCACTACCACTACATAGAGATACATATACTCGGTATCAAGAAGTACATAAGTTAACTAATCCAAACTTAATTTATAGATGCATAGTTTTTTTAGAAGATTGGAAGAGTGGACATTATTTAGAAGTTGATGGTACAGGTATAGTAAATTGGAATAAAGGTGATTATGTTTATTGGAATTACAATACTGAACATTATGCAGGAAACTTTGGAACAGAAGCTAGACATACACTACAAATAACAGGTACATATAGTGGTTGATGTAAAAGATTATAAAAATCCATATAATTCAATATTACACTTTGAAAAAATAATATCAGAATACACAGGTGCACCATATTGTATTACAACGGATTGTTGCACACATGCGATAGAAATTGCTTTTAGATTATCAGATTTTAAATCCGTAAAATTTCCAGCAAAAACTTATCTTAGTGTATTAATGACAATGCATAAATTGGGCGTTAATTACGAATTAACTGATACAAAATGGCGTAATGAATATAATTTTATCGGCACTAATATATGGGATAGTGCAAGAATGTTTGAACCCAATATGTACAAGCAAGGGCAAATTCAATGTTTAAGTTTTGGTCACACAAAGCCTTTACAAATAGGTCGTGGAGGATGTATACTAACAGATGATATCAATTTCTATAAAGCCGCAAGTAAAATGCGTATGGATGGACGAGACATATTCACCTACAATCCATGGTCTGCACAAAGTGAATTTGAGTTGGGATTTCACTATTACATGCGCCCAGAAGAATGTGTCAGAGGAATCAATCTCTTTACCAAAAACGAAATCACGCCGCAAGAAGAAAAGTTCTACAACTACCCCGACTGTAGAGAAATTAAAATCAACTAAAAGAAAGAATAAATAATTATGCAACACAAAGGTTGCAAACTTCAACAATTAAATCCGTGTAAGGAAGGAAATCAAAATGTCATACAACAAAACTAAAACCGATCCTGAGTTGGGTCAAAAAGTCCATGAATATCTAGTAAAAATGGGTGTAGAAACTCCCATGAAACCTAACAAGTGGGAACGCAAAGAAAAAATAGATGCTATTGAAGGTTACTTTCATCAAATCATGAAAACTTTAGGGTTAGACATGAGTGATGATAGTTTAATTGAAACTCCAACTAGAGTTGCAAAAATGTATGTCAATGAAATCTTTTGGGGTCTTGATTACGAAGCATTCCCCAAATGCACTACTGTTGACAACAAAATGAAATACAATGAGATGGTTGTAGAACGTAATGTAAGTGTACAAAGTAATTGCGAACATCATTTTGTAGTAATTGATGGTCTTGCTACAGTTGCTTATGTGCCAAAAGAAAAAGTACTTGGACTAAGTAAAATTAATAGAATCGTTGAATACTTTAGTAAGCGTCCACAGATTCAAGAAAGACTAACTGAACAAATCTTTCATGCACTTTGTTTTATACTTGAAACCAATGATGTAGCAGTTATGATTGATGCACAACATTATTGTGTTAAAAGTAGAGGTGTAGAAGATACTGGTAGTTCTACTGTAACTGTTAGATTAGGTGGAGGATTCAAAACTGATCCTGAAGTACGCAATGAGTTCTATCAAATTGCAAGAATGAATAGATAAAATGTACATAATATCAGTATTATTATTTTTAGCAGTATTGTATGGTCTTATAGTACTGATGTTAAATTCAGGATCACCCTGCACAGGTGCTTGTATCAATAGTGAGTGCGATTGTCAATTAAAAGAAAATGATATTCAACAAGATAAAAGACCTTAAAGAAAAAGGATTAAAAATAGGAATAACTTTTAGTACATTTGACCTGTTACATGCAGGTCATATTGCTATGTTAGCAGAAGCTAAAAATCATTGTGATTATTTAATTGCAGGATTACAGACTGATCCAACAATAGACAGACCAGATACTAAAAATAAACCAGTTCAAAGTATTGTCGAAAGGCAAATTCAATTGGCTGCAACACGCTATGTAGATGAAGTTGTAATATATCAAACTGAACAAGATTTGGTAGATATATTATTGACATTACCCATAGATGTGCGTATACTAGGTGTTGAATACAAAGAACAAGAGTTTAGTGGCAAAAAAGAATGTATGATGAGAAATATAGAAATAATATATAATCATCGTGACCATAGTTTTAGTTCAAGTAGTTTAAGAAAAAGAGTTGCAACAGCGCAAGTTAAAGGAGCTTAACATGAAATACACTTTAATTTTATCAACACTTTTATTAGTAGGATGCACAAATAAATTTGATGAATGTGTAGAAAAAGAAAAACAAATATATAGACAACAGAATCCAAAAGCAAGTTATGGATTAATTCAAAGTAAAACATCTGAATTTGAATTAATGTGTAGTAAATATAAACAAAAATAATGAGTGAAAAAAATATAGAATCCTTACACAAAGCTATTTCAAAAATGGCAGAATTGTATGGGTTGAGCGTAATGACACAATTTGTATTAGAAGAAAAGGGTATGGATTCTTCTAACCAACTTATGCTTAATTTAGAAATGTTAAATTCTCTTAGAGAACAAGTCAAAATTTTAGTTACCTTATCAAATTTAAATAATGATTGACATTTATTTTGTTTTTGCTATGATGTTAGATGATGTTGGTTTTAGAGACCATGAGTATCTATATTGGCGTTGTAATACAGAATTTGTGAATAAAACTTTACCAGAGAAAAACATAGAGCACTGTGTAAAAATTGTTACAAACTTTCAAAAAAAATTCTTCTTAGGTCAAGAAGATTTTGACAAATATATACAATATAAAGAATATTTTGATAAAAAATAAGCGGTCTACTGACATTCACCCCGCTATAAAAATTCTGCATGTCTTGCTTACAAAGGAGACAAAGTATGACAAATTTAAATGACCCCGTAACACAAGAAATCTTAAGAAGATACGAAATTTTATCTTCACAGCCAATTGAGGTATTAGAAAAACAAATCGTAACAAGTCAAATGCGATTTAATATTTTACTTAATTTAATTGGTTATCCCTTTGAAAATCCACCCAGTTGGATGGATGAAAAATATTTAGAACCAATTATGACTGAAGATGTATTCAATAGTGATTTGTATGATACATTAATTAGTGAATTGCATACAAAGTTATTACATGAAAAATTTCCAAAGTTGATGGAAGAAATAAAAGAATATGAAACTTTCATTAATGGAGAATATAATGTATTTAAATGAAATTTACCCACCAAGAGTTTACAAATACACTTCAACAAAAGAATATCATGATAGCTTTCCATGTGCATATCGTCAATGGCGTGCTGATAGTCATTGCAATTTAATACATGGTTATAGTTTTAATATGAAATTTTATTTTGGTACTGATCATTTAGATGTTCGCAATTGGGCTGCTGATTATGGTGGCTTAAAAGAATTAAAAAAGATATTAGAAGATCAATTTGACCATACATTACTTGTAGCACAGGATGATCCAGAAATGGAAACATTTAAGTTACTTGAACAAAAGAAAATGGCTAAATTAACCATTCTACCTAAATTAGGCTGTGAGGGCTTAGCCGATATGCTTTACAAATATGTGAATGGCGTGTATATTCCTGATATGTGGGGACCAGGTGAAGCTGAACGTCTTTGGTGTTATCGTGTAGAAGTACGTGAAACTCAAAGCAATATGGCTTTTCGTGAAGGACATCGTGAATGGAATGAGGATTTGTTTGCGTGAAAACATTAGAAGAAACTTTTGATATCATCAATAATCTAAACGAAGATGCACACAATGATGCATTTGATACATGGATCAAAGCAGATTCACTAAGTGATAGTGATAACGAAGAAGATTGGGACGAGGCTGAAGCAATAAGAGAAGAAGCCAGCATTGAACAATCAAGTTATTTCAGAGGTTATTTTTATGACCTAGATGAAACAGATCAAGATGCAATCAGGCATTGGATTCAAAATGATGATGATTTTAAAGATCAATTTAGAGACTATTTTGGTCATAATCAGTTTGAATTTGAATTTGAGGAACAAGAATGAATGATTATGAGTGGAAAAGTGTAAGTGACAAATATTACTACTACAATAAAGATACTGGAAAAATAATTGCATTTGCTAGTAAAATAGCATTGCAAGAAATATTTTACTCAGTTGCATACACAGGAGAATATACATTTAGGCATGACGATGAAGCACATTTAGGTCAATATATATCTTTAGAACATGCTAAAAGGGCAGCAGAATTATTTTGGGATATTCAATCACGTACTTTACTGGAGAATCACGATGCATATAATTGATAAATTTTTGAAACAATCAACATATGAAATTTTAGGTGTTCCGCAAGTTAATCAAAAAGAATTTGCAGAACTTATAGTTAGAGAATGTTCTAGAATTTGTGGTAGTCAAATAGATCAAAGAAATATATTAAAACATTTTAATTTTGAAGTTGAAAGTAGTGTTAAATATCCTAGTCCTAAAGTTAGCGGAAGCATAGATTCGCAATATACAAGAGAATATAATATACCAAAATTATGAAGCCAAGTCACTTTTATTTTGATGATTTTATCTTAGAGAAAGAAAAAAACTTATTTAAGCAAAATAGTTATTTAGGTCACGAACTATTTGTAAAAAATTTGAACGATACTTATGTAATACCACAAGAAAATGATGGTAAGTTTCTCATACATAATAAAAATGGAATTGAATGTTTTAGTAATGTTTGTAGACATAGACAAGCAACTATATTATCAGGTTCAAAACCAGCAGCAAATTTAGTTTGCCCATTACATGGATGGACTTACAATACAGAGGGAAAATTAATTGCTGCACCACACTTTGATGAATGTCCTGAAAAAGACTTAAAAAAGTATCAAATACAAAATTGGAATGGCATGTTATTTGCTAAAAATAATTTTGATTTAGTATCACACCTAAATAAAATAAATCTAGTAAAAAACTTTTCATTTACTGGTTATGAATTTCATAGCAGAGTTGAACATGAATGTAATTATAACTGGAAGACGTTTATTGAAGTTTATCTAGATGATTATCATGTTGATCCCTTTCATCCTGGATTAGGAAATTTTGTTGACTGTAGCAACTTAACTTGGCAACACGATCATATGTATAGTGTTCAATCAGTTGGTATAAAAAATAAACTAAATACGCCAGGCACACCAGTTTATAAACGTTGGCATAAAGCCTTACTTGATTATACACGTGGGCAGATTCCTGAATACGGAGCAATCTGGTTAACTATCTATCCTAACATCATGGTAGAGTGGTATCCTAATGTACTAGTAATTTCGACATTACATCCTATAAGTCCAGAAAAAACAAAAAACATTGTTGAGTTTTATTATCCAGAAGATATCTGTCATTTTGAAAGTGAGTTTGTAGAAGCACATCAAGCAGCATATATGGAAACATGTTATGAAGATGATGAAATTGCTGAACGCATGGATAAAGGCAGAAAGTTCTTGTATAACAATAACACAAGCGAATATGGACCTGTACATAATCCTATGGAAAAAGGTTTAGAATATTTTTATGAATTTTACAACAATAAAGTAATTCATTTTGACCCATGATTATACACACTGTTCCAAGCACTTTGCTCTATGAAGTAAGTCAAATATCACATAGACTCAGTGCTATAAATTCTACCATTGCAGAAGAAAACAAACAAAAATATTATGATGATTTAGATCGTTTGTTGTCTATACAAGAAGCTAATAGAGTTATAAACAATTATCATTATATGAAGGAAACAGAATGGATACGACAATATGAGTTTGCTGCATCCATTAAAGAACAAAGATTGTTAAGTCGTGCTACAATCAGAGGTATTTTCGTAGATAGGTATGTATGAATAGTAAAATAGAAGAAGCGTTAGGCATCTTACAAGAAGAATGTGCGGAAGTTATAGTAGAAGTAAGCAAAATTCGTAGATTTGGGTTGAATACTGCACATTACAAATCAGACATGAATCATACACACAGAACCATGTTAGAAATGGAAATTGGTGATGTGTTAGCCTTAATAGATATACTATTAGAACAAGATGTGATATCATCACAGAATCTAGAAATAGCAAAAGAAAGAAAAAAAGAAAAACTTAAACAATGGTCAAAAATTTATGAGTAAAATTAAAGTAGCAGAATTATTTTATAGCATACAAGGTGAGGGCAGATTTATGGGTGTGCCCTCAGTTTTCTTGAGAACATATGGTTGTAACTTTACATGCAGTGGATTTGGTATGCCGTCTGGCAAATGTTCTACTGAAGCAGATAAAGTTGCAAAGCGTGTACATGAGTTTAAATTCTATCACGAACTACCTCTTGTTAGTACTGGATGTGATAGCTATGCAAGTTGGCACCCTGCGTTTAAAGATTTAAGTAAAATGTACGATGTAGAAGTTATTGCAGATTCTATAGTAGGATCATTGCCATTTAAGGAATGGCGTAGTGAACACTTAGTTATTACAGGTGGTGAACCATTATTAGGCTGGCAACGCAGTTATGAAGAATTATTGTCTAGACCAAATATGAAGAAATGTAGAGATATTACTTTTGAAACAAATGGTACACAGAAACTTCAACCAGACTTTAAACTATTTTTATATCGATGGACACATAAAAATGGTTATCATAATCTAACATTCAGTGTGAGTCCTAAACTAAGTGTAAGTGGCGAACTTAGAGAAGAAGCAATACGTCCTGACATTGTTCGTGAATATGAAGATTTAGGTCATACTTATCTTAAGTTTGTAGTTGCTACAAAAGATGATGTTGATGAGGCGTTAGAAGTTATACAACTGTATAAAAAAGAAGGCTTCAGTGGTCATGTATATCTGATGCCAGTAGGTGGTGTAGAAAGTGTGTATCATTACAATAATAGAACTGTAGCAGAACTTGCAATGAAACATGGATTGCGTTATAGTGATAGACTACAAGTACCACTATTTAAAAATGAATGGGGAACATGAGAGTTTACGATAAAAGAATTGGTTTTTTAGTTAGTTATCAAACACTAGTACCACATGGTGGTATTGGTCAATTTACTAAAAGCTTTATCAGAATGATGGAAGAAAATAATATTAAGGTTGATATTATTACTGACAAAAAACCACAAGACAATGATTTTATCAAATCACTAAACACTAACATTATTTATCCTGAGGAATCGTATGCGTATACAAACCACAGTAGTATTTTTATGTATGGCGATAGCTTTTGCTACGAACGGATGGCTAACTTTCGTAACGCAATTATTACTGCGTTAAGTGCTAACTTATATGATGTATTAGTTTGTAACACATATGAGACCGTACAAGTTGCAAGCACAATGGGTTTTGAAGATGTTATTCAAATCATTGCATATACACACTTAGAAAGTCAAATTTTCCCCAACACATTACACAATCCATTTCTAAATTCAGTTAACGAAATGATGCGTAAGCAATTAGAAATGAGTGACATCTATGTTGGCACACAAAGTAAATTTAATCAAATAGAAATCGATAATGGTGCTTGGCATTTACCGATCCCATTCACCGAAACAGGCTTACTACAAAAACATGATAAACCACGTGAGGGTGTATTGTTTATTGGTCGATGGGAAGAAGGCAAAAACCCCGAAATTTATCTTAAAGTAATAGAAGAAACTAAACTACCTGCTAGAGTAATGACCAATGCAAACGGTGCTAAAAAGTTTGAAGAAAGATTGAAAAAAATAGGAGTTGATTATAAAATTGCAGTAGGTGTAATTGGGCAAGAGAAGGTTGATTTCATTACTAGTTGCAGAGTTGCATTCAATCCTAGTAATGTTGAAAGTTATGGATTAGCATTTATTGAACAAATAAGTCAATTGCCCACAATCGCAATGGAAAAAATGAGATGGACAAAGAATTTTGATAGTGAGTTATTTTATACAACGGATAAAAAATGGGCAACAAAAGTAATTAAAGATGTTTACGATAGGTTTCCTACTGCGGAGAGTTATTATAAAGAAGGTAAGCACGACAAAGTAGTTGCACAAGAAATAACAAACTTTGATAAATGGAACAACTGTTTTAATGCATTTGAACCAAGACAAAGCAATAGTAATACTGCTAAAATATGTCAACAACATACAACAACGTACAAAGATTTTATTGATAGCTTAGATAGAAATATAGTTTGTATTGATGATATACGAAGTGTATACACTAATAAAGGAAAATTTAAAGTCAAGTATACTGATCAGGACACATATCTTTCAAAGGATCCTGATTTTATGCCAATTATGGAAGAAACACTTGAAGATTTATTTGAGGGATTATGAAAAAGAAAGTATTAATAACAGGTAGTTCAGGATATATAGGATCACATTTATGTAGATTTTTAGAGGACAAGTATGAAGTATACGGTTTAGATTTTGCAGAACCTAAAATAGAAACAAAAAACTTTGTTAACATGGATATAAGATTGTTTATACACCTTGCAAATGAATTTGATGCAGTAGTACATTTGGCTGGTTTAGTAAATGTTAGCGAAAGTGTATCTAAACCTATTAATTATTACAATACGAATGTTATAGGAACTCTAAATGTATTAGAAGGAATTCGTTGTAATAATTTTATATTAGCAAGTACAGGTGCAGCAGTAGAAATGAAAAGTCCATATGGTATAAGTAAAAAAATGGCAGAAGATTGTACAGTAGAATGGTGTACAAAATTCAATATGGATTATACTATATTTAGATTTTACAATGTTATTGGAAGTACTGTTGTTCCTCCTACTAACCCAGATGGCTTATTTTATAACTTATTAAAGGCACCCAAAGAAGGTAATTTTACTATTTTTGGTAATGACTACAATACAAAAGATGGAACTTGCGAACGTGATTATATTCATGTAAATGAAGTTTGCCAAGCTATTGAGTATGCTATAGAAGATCCAACTAAAAAAATAGAAAATTTAGGACATGGACAAGGTAATACAGTATTAGAAATGGTAAATCTATTCAAAGAAGTCAATAATGTTGATTTTGAAACAAAATATGGTTCACGTAGAAACGGTGACATTGAATCTAGTGTATTAAGCAATCCAAGTAAGTACATGACAAAGTTGTATAAATTACAAGATTTACTTAAAGTTGACAAATAATCAGTTTTATTGTATACTGTTAAGATGGCTACTTATTACAAAATTCGCAACAAAACTACTGGTCTCTATCATAAAGGTGGAGTGTATGATGTTTGGTCAAAGACTGGCAAAGTCTGGGATACAATAGGCAAGCTTAGATCGATGCTAACAATGAATACACCAGGACCTTACAATAAAGGATCAGATATGAGTAATTGGGAAATTGTAGAGTATGAAGTAATTGAAAGATGTGTTAAAATGCCCCATGAATTAATGGATCCTAAAAAAATTATTGAAATGCTTAAACAATGAGTTTTAATCAAAATATACACCGTATCGGCTTTGCTTGCAAGTGGGCAGAGATAAACAAAAAAGGTGAGATTGCTAGTACCGAAGGTCTTAACACAGGAGGTACTACTAAGGCATGGGCTGAACGCCAAAGTCGTCGTGTTGCCGAAGAAAAGGTTCTTGATGTTGCTGCCCGTAACATTATGAATACACACAATCTTATTAAGCGTGTTGCTACATTGCCACATGAACTACGCATGGTTCGTCTAACTAGCGATATGCTTAGTTTTTATACTATGGATGATTGGAAACCATTTTGGCAATCTACTGACATTCAAAATAAACTAGAACACTGGTTCAGACCACTTGGTGAAACTGCCCGTGCCAATGATGTGCGTTTAAGTTTTCATCCCGACCAATTCGTAGTTCTTGCGAGTGACCGCGAAGAGGTAGTAAATAAATCTATTGAGGAGTTTGAATATCATGCAAGCATGGCAAGATGGATGGGCTACGGCGCTTCGTTCCAGGACTTTAAAATCAATGTACACATCTCAGGTCGCCAAGGTCCCGAAGGCATACGAAAAGCCTACAAAAGACTCAGCCCCGAAGCAAGGAACGGTATCACTATCGAAAACGAGGAGATAGTACATGGACTTGATGATTGTCTCAGTCTCAGTGATTTATTGCCTATTGTGCTTGACATACATCATCATTGGGTGCGTGAGGGGGTATACATTGATCCAACTAGCGACAGCGTTAAACGAGTGGTTGATAGCTGGCGCGGTGTTCGCCCTGCTTGCCATTACAGTGTCAGCCGCGAAGATTTATTAGTTGGTCATGATTCAAATACTTTTCCTGACATGAAACTGTTATTAGAACAAGGATACAAGAAACAAAAACTACGTGCTCATAGTGATTACTATTGGAACAATGCTTGCAATGAATGGGCATTAAGTTTTAATAATCAATTCGATATTATGTGCGAGAGCAAGGCTAAGAATCTAGCAAGCTTTGCATTATTTGAGGAAAGTAAAAATGCTAAACAACATAAAGAAATTCTTTGCGAAGCCTGAAGAAGCTAAGCCAGAATCTAAAAAACAAAATAGAAAAGAACCTGTTTTAGATACAGAACTTGCTGAACAAGAAACTATCAAGAAACAACCAAGAAGTAAAAAGGAAGAAAAAGTTCTTTCAGAAAAAGAAAAGGCCACTAATGCAGGTGAACCTTATATTGCTATTACCAAAGTAGAAATAAATCCTAACAATATTAACGACGGTGCATTTGAATTGGATTGGAATGATAAATTTGTAATTAATTTAATTAAAGCAGGATACAAATTTAAAGATACTGATACTGATGCAGAAATTGTGGACCGCTGGTTTCAAATGGTCTGTAGAAATATCGCACTTGAAATGTATGAACAATTAAATGCAGATCCAAGTAATAGAGACCCTAACATTCGTCCAATACAATCACGTGATTTGGGTAATGGGCGCACAGAAGTTAGCTAAATTGCAACAATAAAAAATAACTTGACTTTTTAATACATCTTTGTTATACTCTAAGTTTTAATACTTAAATGGTGCGTAAAATGATTACAGACACTTTCATTCCTAACGGCAATATGACTGAACTTCAAAAAAATTATCTTTATGATAACGTTCTTGATGCAGTTGAAGAAAATATAAAAAATAACTTTAGACAAATTATTACATTTTCTGCTGACACTGGTCAAGGCAAAACATGGATGATTATTAATTATTTGATTCCAGCTATAGCAAAAAAGGGTTTGAATAATTTTCTATACATATCTCCTGAAGTAGGTGTTACTAAACAAACACGTTTAGATGCACAAACAGTACTAGATATGACTGTTGTTGATGGCAAGCCAGTTAAAGTAATTGATGAGAATCAGATAAAATCATATGTTAATGGCACTTTAAAACTAAAGAAAAATGTCATTTATGTTTTTTTTACTACAAAACAATATTTTTTGAAAAATCAAGATACATTTACTAAAGGGTGCTTAAGTCCATCAAACGTAGGAGAATGGGGAGTGTTTGATGATGAAGCGCATCAACATACAGGTACCTGGGATCTTGAAGATGTTCTACCTAATACTGGAAGAAATAACAAAAAAGCAAAACTAAGCACTGCTAGGGCTCTGAGAGCATTTTGTAGAGCAGGTGCAAATATAATAGCAATATCAGCAACACTAACTAATAGTCAAAAAGGTAAAACTGTAAAAGGTAAAAAACTTTTTAACAAATTACCCACTATGCCTAGAGACTCTATACTAACAACATTCGGAGACTTTACAAGTATATCAGCAGTGAATAATATAGGCGACTGGAGCTTTGCGAATATGATTATCCAAGGCTTAGATATGTTTGCTAAACACAGAGATGAAGTAGTAAATTTACACAATTCTATTACCACTGAAACTTGGAAGATACTTAACACTACAGATTCTAAATTTGCAAAAGCTATGCCTGATCTTATTATCAAAACAGGTATGGATAATGCTACAAATGGACTAAGATATAAAGATTGTATAGGTTATATTAAAAAATTTGCTAAAAGTAATAATTTTATACTAGTAGATTTAGTAGAAAATACATATGCAGGAAAATTTGTAAACAACACAGGCGATATGATTAGCATTATAAATAATTCTCCAATGCATAGTCATATTATTGTTGTTAAAGAAAAACTGAATGTGGGAGCTAACATTTCAACTTTAACTCATGCAATTGTAGTTCGCAGCCCAACATCTAAAATTCACAACAATTATTCTCAGTTTTTGGGTAGACTTACTAGAATGCCTTTTTTTCGTAGTCATGCTGAGGCTAAATCGTTTATTCACGGACTTGATATTTCTTTCGAACAAAAAGCACTATTGATAAATTACTATGCTGTTATGAATTGGGCACACGCAATTGTACCAAAAGAAAGTGAACTATTAAGTTCAAGAATAAATGTTGACGATGATGTGGATTTTGATAATGAAACAGTAATGGATTTCAGACTCCGCGGAGTTTGGTCACTAATGCAAGGAAAAGAATATTTATTTCAAGGGTTGAATGAATCTTGCATAGACAAACAAAAGTTTAACATAAGTTCGAGTCTTACTGTGACACAGCAAAATTTTATTAAGGAAAAGTTTTGCGCAGGGTGTCCACGTGATGAAAATAATCTTCCAAAATGTTTGGCAAATGTCTATGAGGCACTAAGCAAAGTTTACGGATTTAGAACATATGAAGAATTTTTTGAATATATCGACAAAAGTATGCTAGTACGGGAACATAAAAACGGAAATCATTATGACAATGATCCTGAGAATATTGCCTTCGTTTGTGCTAATTTATCTGCTGTAAAGACTGATCTTTACAAGGACAACCAACAAAGATATGATTGGATAAATGGGCAAATGGTTCCTAGGAAATTAAACAATATATGTGTATAATATACGTAAATTAACTAGATATATACTATCCCATATGAAAAAGTATGCACTCATAGACACTGCCAATTCTTTCTTTCGTGCCCGTCACGTAGCAAGTAGAAATTCTACTACATGGGAGAAGATTGGGATGGCACTACATATTACACTTGCAAGTGTAAATCAAGTGGTGCGCAATTATGGTATAGATCACACTGTGTTCGCACTCGAAGGCAGATCATGGAGGAAGGATTTTTACAAGCCATACAAAGCAAATCGTGTCGTTGATGAAACAGCATTGACTGATGAAGAAATTGAGGAAAACAAGATGTTCTGGGAAACATATAGTATGTTTACAGATTATCTTAAGGAAAAAACAAATTGCAGCGTAATTAGGCATGAGAATGCTGAGGCTGATGACATTATTGCACGATTTATACACTTACACCCAAATGACCAAATATATATTATTAGCAGTGATACTGATTATGTCCAGCTTATATCTGATCGTGTCTTCCAATATAATGGTGTCGCCAATCAACTTATTACACCCGAGGGCTATTTTAATGACAAGGGAAAATTGATTGTTGATAAAAAAACTAATCAACCTAAACTATTAGAAGATCCGCAATACTTGTTGTTTAAGAAGATTATTCGTGGTGATGGTACTGACAATGTATTCAGTGCATATCCCGGTGTACGTGAAAAAGGCACTAAAAATTCTATAGGTATTATGGAAGCTTTTAGTGATCGTGACAAGCAAGGTTTTGCGTGGAATAATTTTATGTTGCAGCGTTGGACTGATCACAATGACATAGAACATCGTGTGCGTGATGCATATGAGCGCAACAAGACACTTATTGATCTTACTGCACAACCTCAAGACATTAAAGACAAAGTTGACCAAGCTATTATTAATAGTGTTCGTATAAATACTACACCTCAAGTTGGTGTACACTTTATGAAATTCTGTGGTAAGTATGAACTCACTAAGATTAGTGAACAAGCAGACACATACGCACGTTGGCTTAATAGTCCGTATGAAGGTATATTAAAAGGAGTATAAATGATTTTAAAAGCTAAACCTATTATTAAAGATCAATACTGGGTAGTCACTGACGGTAGAAAAAAAGTTGGCAATGTAATTCATGAAGGTAGTGATTATGAAGTTATTATCGGAGATAAAAAAGAAAAGTATTCTAGTACCAAAGCTATTGAAAAATCAAAACAAATTGAGTTTGAAAAGATAATTAAAACTACCAAAACTCAGCATCCTAGTTTTGCAGTTTATCCAACATCAAGTAATAGAATTTATAACAACTATTATGATGTTAAACGTAAATTACATATCTTTACTAAAACACAAAAAAGCAAATGCTACCATGCAGCTGGATGGTTCGCATTAAAACAAACTAATGAGTTTAGTGTAGTCTTTTGTCCAAAATATATCTTTGTACAGAGATATGAATACATTGGACCCTTTAAGACAAAAGAGGAAGCAAAAAGTAGCATAAATAGCGTATGAGCATAATTAAGAAATTTATCGATAAGGTAGCACTTGCAGAGACTAGACAGTCACGTGAGCTTATTATTCCCATAACTGAAGCTAAGGAATTGCGTGATGAAATTGCAAAACTCTTAGTGGATAAAAAAGAAAATAAGGATGAAACCATTACTGTTGTTATGAATGGTGGAAAATGGTAATTAATGAGCAGAACACAACCTAAAGTTATACTTGAAATAGTCGATAAGCAAACCTACAAATGTGATCAAATTGTAGAAGCAGCAGGTATATGGGCTGTGTTTTATGACGGGCATCCTATCAATCTAAAAAGTCAACATTATCTTGATAACGAAGCAGTTCCAAAATATAAAAAAACAAGTTTTAGTAATCCTGGTCATGCTAGGAATCTTTGTCGTAAATTAAACAAGCAATTTAAAACTGATAAATTCAGTGTAGTGTTTATGAATAACGGCACACGTGTTTATCCAGATGACTAAGTTAACCTATAAAGAATCTTTAACTATTAAAGTTTTAGAATCTTTAGAAGGCAATAATTGGACATTTGAAGAGGCAATGAAAAAGTGGTGGTTTAATCCTAGACGAGATGGGGGATTAAGACTTACACAAGTAGGAGATTTAGAATTTCGTTATGCAGATTTTGAAAGTTTTGTTCACAATTTTTCACTTACAAAATCAAGCAGAAGCTATTATCAATTTATATTAGACCTTGATAAAAAAATTAAATGTCCATATTTTGTTGACGTTGACACTACAACTAAAAAACCATTTATGAGATTGTACGATAGCAGAGTCTATATGATGCTATGTCTATATGGTGATTTAGAAAGTTATTTAAATTCTATAAAGGGGAAAAAATGACTGAAGAAAAGAAAAGCAAAAATCCATTCATAAATATGGCTAATGCTGCTAAGAAAAATAACACTTTTCCTAATCAGCAAAATAAGACTCCAAAGCCAAGCAAAGGGTTTGGTGGAGCAAACGTCATGAGAAAAACAGGGAGAGGACGATGAAATACCTAGTAGCAATTGCAACAAGTTTGGCACTTATCATGCCACCAGTATTCGCACAAGATGCAGGCCCAGTTAAAAAGGGTAATCTAATGCTTGCGAAGAAAAAAGACCATAGCAAAGCGGCAGACACAAAGCCTGCCAAAAAAGCTGATAAAAAGTCTAAAAAGTAAGCAGCTAGATAAATAGTTTACAGTTTTTTGAGGTTCTGTAAAAACCTCAACACACATTTACACATAGGAGAAAAAAATGTTAAACACTTTCAATATATTCGACAACAATTATCTAAAGAATTTCTACTCACCAGAATTCTACATAGATGCATTTCAAAATACCAAAAAACTAATGACAGACAAAGTTATTACGGACAAAACTTTAAACAAAGCAGCACATGCATATATTGATGCACAAACTAGTTTTGCTAAAGTTCTTGTTAACAATAGTCTTGACATTGCTAAGGTAATTACTGAAAACGTTTCTGATAAAGTTTTACACAAAGCAAAATCTGAAAAGGCAGCTTAATGTTATGCCTTGTCTTAATTTTGTAAAATCACTGGCAAATAGTTTTGTAAAAAATCGTTATGGCAGTGAATTAGAAGCTTACATCACAAGTAAGAATCCCAAAAATCTAGCAGATGTTGAACAATATACGTTAGAATTTGAGCGTAAAATTGCAGACCAAACTTTTAAATAATAACGGAGACAGATATGGCAGACTTAACACCAAAGTTACCTGAAGTAAAGTTTAACAAAAACGGATACGAAATCCGTACTGAAATTTTAGAAATGGCTAAAGATTTAGTCGGTCAAGAATTTCATGCAAAGTACATGGGTTGGGAGGTATCAGCGGAACGTGACGATAAAGGTCAAATTGTTACGAAAGTTAATATGCCAGAATTTCCAGGCATTGAAAAAGTATTAGAAACTGCTGAGAAAATGTATGCGTTTGTTAATCAAACGACAACTAAGAAGTAAAAAAAGCCCCGCTAGTCGGGGCTTTTTGTTGTTGACAATAAATCCATTTGGGCATATAATCATTGTATAGTCAAAACGATAGGAGTTGTCAATGTATAAAGTTATCGTTCGAGGTGGTTTTGATAGCATTCCGTTAACACTTGAGGAAGCACTTGAATATGCTTTTGAGTGCAACACTGAACATGTTATTGTCAATTTAGAAACAGGCAAATTCATAGAATTAGAAGAGGCTTATTAAAATGATAACTGCTGAAAAAGTTAACAAATTGATAAAGTTGCAACCTAATCAACTTGATCAGGCTCTTATAACTCAAGGTTATACTGGTTTTGAACGAGTGATGGCTTGTGAATTTCTTGGTATAACTAATAGTGGTGATTTTTGTTATAAAATTACTTATCGTAGCATGGATCAAGGTACATGGGACTACGGCAAAGTTTTTGTTAACATAAATGAAACAGGTCAAGTTGTTGCAGATTATTGATTTTGGTTGACAATAAATCCGAAATTTGATATACTATCGGTATAGTCAATAACAAGGAGCAATAAATGTCTAAGCTTACAGCATACACTATCGAACTGTACAAAAAAGACAAGCGCATCAAAAAAGACGAGCGTTACGGTCGCAATAAAGTAGGTCTGCGTTTTATTGAAGTTATGGATTTTGATCTATCTACTAAAGATTTTATTCAGGTAGTTGCAAAAGGTTTTAGAGATGCAGGTTATGTTGTTGAGGTGTTTGAAACTTTTGTAACTCGAAAGAATCTTATGTCAGGTTATGAGTATCAGGAGCGTTATGATACTCCAGGTTTTTGCTCACCGAGTTCAGAATCGTTTTGGAGCATGTAATATGGATAAGATGGAATTTTTAAAACGTGCTGAGGATTATACCTACAAACGTGGTGATTACAACATATTTGTTGCAATGTACAAAAAATATCGGCAGTGGTACGGTGTTTCTGACTCTATATTCTGTGCATTGACTTGGTTGTATGATGAAGATACTGCAAATTTATTACAAAATCAATATTGGGGACCAAGTTTGTGAAAACACTAAATGAAGTAAATCCCAAAATGTCAGATAGAATTAAGTTTTCAACTATCTATTGGGTCATTACAATTACTGCAACTCTATACTTTGTTCCCGCAATAGTAATTGCTTATCTTAATCCTTTTTGGTTTCGGGAAGATTTTCATAATTTAATAGTTAAACAGATTGACACAATTGCTATTTGGCGATATAATATATTGAAACCTATTGTAGAAAAATATAAACTTTTTGATATACTTAAAAATTCTTAAGGAGAACTCTATGAGAGTAGCACACGATTTTGGTAAAGTACGAATTGTACACCTTGGTGACCCTATGACCCATGCATCTGATATTGTTGTTGAATGGGTAGTAGATGGTAAGTGGGAAGTATATCGTGGTTTCAATAGTCTTAGCAATGATTGGGCGCATACAAGTGCCCGCGAAGCAGCAGGCGAGGCTATTGCAAAACTTGCAAAAGAGGCAGCAGCTAATATTGTAGGAGAAGTATAATGGGTTACAAAGTTCTAGGTGAGCGTGACAACAAATACAAACCTCGCAAAGGGCTTGAAGGACCTTTTTATTTCAGCGATGGTCGTGTTCTTTATTACGATATAAAACAAGGTCAGTATTACGATCCATTGACTGACTTTTATGTAGAACCTGAAGAAATGGATATCATTCACAACCATCTTGTAAAAATGTTAACGAGGTAATTATGGACACTAAAGATCGTATTTTTCCTATACTAAAAGGTCTGCCGCAGTTTGATCGTAGTCGGCATGGTAGTCTCTATGATAGAGGTAGTGCTGATAGTTATTATCGTCGTCCACCAAGTCCACATTGGTACCCCGAAGGTACTGGTCGAGGACAAAAGATAGTAGACCTAACTGCTAATGAGCGTGAAGAATATTATGCAGGATATAAACATAATGAAGAATATGGAGATAAAAAAAGTTATGATTAATTATAAAATTATTATTTCTTTTTTACTTACACTTACTTTGTGTGCTTGTAATACAATAGCAGGTATGGGCAGAGATATTCAGCGTACAGCAGAATACACAAGTACAATGATGCCTGAAAAGGGCAAGAAAGATTAATATGTATCCAAAAGAAATCAAATACAATGTTACATATAGTGCTTTTAAGAAGCGTAAAGCAATCGATGAGACATTAAAAGAATTGCATGAAACACAACTCAATATGATTGACGAGGCTGTGGGTTATAGCGATATGCAGCAAGCCAAAGATATTATCAACTATATAAGGAGTTTGTAATGGATAATTTTATCATTGACATTAAATTTGATGAAGATTATAATTCTTATGTTGCACAATTTGCAGATGGTGAACTTGTAGTTTTGGATGCTACAAATTACCACGATGCTTGTCTTGAAGCAGATATGCTTGATATGACGGAATTTCAATGATAACTTTTGAACTAGATATGGCGGTGTTAGAATTACATAACATCGCCAGACTTATTGAAGATAATATCGGTAAGGGTAACCTTAGCGAAGATTTAAGAAATTGTGCGGATAGATTACATGCCCTTACCAAAGAAAACTACATTAACAAAAAAGCCGGCAGCGAAGAAAACAACTAAAAAAGTTGTTAAAGAAGAAGTTGATGTTGAAATGAAACTGTTTACATGCAAAGCATGTAATAAAAAGTTTCCCGACACTGGCTTATATTTTTATGGTAAGAAAAGTGAAAAATGTATGTGGTGCACAAAGTTCCCTAAAAGTAAAAAATGAATAAGAACTTGGAAGATTTGAACATATATGATAGAACTGACCTCATTGGGTATACAGATGGCGATGATGGATATTTGTATCCTATATATGCAGTGAAGCCTGGCAGAGTTACTACTAGGGCATTCATACTATGTCATAAATGTAACGCAACAATATCCACAGTAGATGGTCCAAATCATCGGGCAGTTTGTCTAAAATGTTTTAAAGAGCGTAAGCAATGAACGAACGATTTCAAAAACTTGCCGAACAGGCCCGAGTAGAATGTTTTAAGATGGGCAGTAAACCCGGTGTCACAATGGGCTATGATGAGTTGGAAAAGTTCGCCGAGTTGATTGTTAAGGAATGCATGGAATGGTGTGATGCTTATGCTACGATTGATGGAACAGCACAGCAAGTACGAGATGCTATAAAGAAAGATTTCGGAGTTGAAGAATGAACGAACGAATTAAAGAACTTGCTAAAGAGGCTGCTGTAGTTTATCAAAAAACTCTACCGCCAGCCACGCACACTACTCCGTTATATCTTATGGACAAACTTGGAAAAGATGCAAAGGATGCTGGTATTGAAATTATATCAGATGGATTTTGTGAAAAGTTCGCTGAGTTGATCATCCGGGAATGTTCTCAGTTTGTTGAGGATAAGTTTGATTTCTGCGGTGATGAATTGATTATTGCAGAGCAGATTCTAAAACATTTCGGAGTTGAAGAATGAAACTAATTGTATCGATTATTGCGTGGACGCTTATGCCTTTAGCAGCCTTGGTTGTAGCATTCCAAGTCGCTAAAGCATATGTTGAAGAATGTATGATGCCTGGAATCGACCAATGACTGGCAGATATCATATAAATCATACAACTCTAATTGCTAAATTAGCAAATCAAGCGCATGAAGAATCAAATGTAATTTACTATAAGCGTTTGGAAACTGAAAAGGCAGATAAGGTAATTTTCTATGATATTTTCAATCAACGGTTCGCTGAGTTGATTGTGTTAGAGTGTGCAGGAATATGTGATGATTATGCAATGCCTGATGGTACTAGTCAAACTGCTATGATATTATCTATGGCTATAAAAAATAAATTTGGTGTAAAAATATAATGAATGAACAAGTTAAAACATTAATGATTAAGCATGGTCTTCATAAACACATTACTAATGATTGTCAGCATCGTATGGAATTTCTAGCAGATATAATCATAAAAGAATGCATTAGGTTATGTGATGAAGTTGATATTGCAGGTGCAGATGACTGCATAGCCAAAATCAAAGACCATTTTGAAATTAGTTAGCAAAATGTAAACATTTGACAAATAATCCAAACTTTGCTATAATATCGGTATAGTGAACAGTGAGGATAATATGAAAGATAAATTTAATTTCAATATTGACAACGCTTTTGCTGCTGCCGTTATCGCACAGAATATTAACAAAAGATACATAAAAATTACACAAGAACCTCCAGGTGTATCTGCTAACCGTACATTAGTAATGTCAATGTTGACTGACGTTATTCCTTTCACTGATTCAGAAATGGAAGCAGGTCGTAAAATTCGACAATACTTTCAGCAACACCTTACTTTCAAAATTGTAAAAGGCGTTGAAATTTCTCCGTTCGAACGAGTTGCTACAGAAATTAGCAACAAAGAAACAGCCACATGTAATTACGATATTTCAATTATTGCATCATTACCCTCTGTTTATGAACGAGCCATGCAAAGAAAAGATGCAGATACAAAAATAAATTTTGCCCGAGGTGGTAATATTGGTGCAATAAAAGATCGTGTTACAGTATCCGTTGAAGTTTTAAAATGCATATATTCACAAAATTATGGAGTGTATTTTATTACTGCTATTACCCCCGAGGATCAGGTAGTTTTCTTTTCATATGCAGCTAGTATTGAAATTGGTAGTAAGGTAACTGTAAAAGGTACAGTCAAAAAACATACAGTAGACAGTACCCAATTAAATCGTGTTAAATTTGTATAGGTGATAAAATGCAAAATTTTATAGTAGGTACAATTTTTGGTATTATAGTTTCTACAATTGGCTTTGCAGGTGTAGCAAAGGTTCTTGACAAAGCAGTGGATGTTACTAAAACTCAAGCAGAAAAGGTGGCGAAATAATGGGACTTGATCAATACGCATACGCAGCAAGTAAGTCTGGCGCTAGGGATGAATATCTCGAAGAAAAGTATGAGCATGGTAATAAAGAAGCATATGATTCTACTACCGAACTAGCATACTGGCGTAAGCATCCCAATCTACAAGGTTGGATGGAAAATCTTTGGCATGAAAAAGGTTGTCCTGGTGTAGAAGGTCATGTCAACGAAGGTGCATTTAATGGCATCGAACTTGAATTAACATTCGATGATCTTGTTAGATTAGAAAATGACATAAAAAATAAAAATCTGCCTGCAACTGAAGGATTCTTTTTTGGTAGCGATTCATGTGATTATTATTACCGTCAAGACCTTGCATTTGTATATGAAGCAAAATCTAGGGTTTTTTTAGGACAAAAAGTATTTTATAATTCAAGTTGGTAATTATGAAAGTTATTGCTAAAATTGACAAAGAGCGTGTTCTAGTAGAAACTACATTAGAGGAGATCGCACTATTGAATGGTTTTAGGTCACGCTATGAACACGGCTTTGATATGAAAATGGCTGAGGTCAATAGTGAACTAAACATTCAAAAAATGGTCACCACTAGCCAATATGTTCGCAACATGCGTAGAGAAGTATTGGACAAGGCTAAAAAAGATTTAGAACAAGCTATCAGCAAACTTGATGATTCAATGGAAGAAATTTCTAAACTAACCATATTTGAAACTCTTAAAGAAAGTGAAACTGTACAATGAGTGCGAGTTGGATTAATAAACTAAACGAAAGTGACAGTCGCCTTCACAAAGAAGATGTTATTCTTCAGGCACTTGAGGCAGCTACACTTGGAAGTATAAACAGTCAAATATTTTTAGGCTTTGTAAAAGCTTGTTATAATCCTTATGTGACATTTGGTGTTAAGCAAATACCAACTACTCAAGGTATTACAGATGCAGAGAATCCTTGGGAAGATTTTAATGAACTTATGATTCAACTATGTCAGCGTAGATTGACAGGACATGCAGCACGTGATGCTATTGAGACATTAAGTAAGCGTTTTAATAGTGATGAATGGAATACATTCCTTGCTCCTGTATTGCGTAGAGACCTTCGTGCTGGTATCAGTGATAAAACAATTAATAAAATTTGCAAAGGCACTGATTACGAAATACCTACATTCGGTTGTCAACTAGCAACTAACAGTGAGAACCGTCCTGAAATGGTAGGTACTAAGCGCCTTGAACCCAAACTAGATGGTGTTCGTGTTTTAATGATGGTCATACCCAGTGATGATGGTAATGTAACTGTCATTAGTTTCAGTCGTAATGGTAAACAATTTGAAAACTTCACTCACATTGAAGAACAAATAAAACAAAATTTTACCTCACTTGTAAGAAGTATTCGTAATACTTGGGGCGGTGGTTTCATAAATGGTTTCGTACTAGACGGTGAAGTCATTGGCAATAGTTTTCAAGAATTAATGCGTCAGGCTCGTCGCAAAGAAAATGTACAAGCCGAAGATAGTGTATTCAATGTATTTGATATTTTGCCTCTAGAAGATTTTCGTAGAGGTTATTGGAATGCACAACTACACAAACGCATAGACATATTACTAGATATGCGACCAACAATTGATAAAATGCCCAATGTAGAATTGTTGCCACATATTGAAGTTAATCTTGATATTGCTGAAGGTCGTGATCAACTAAATCGTTATGCTAAAGATATGGTTAATCAAGGCTTTGAAGGCATTATGATTAAAGAACTTGGTGCTCCATACGAATGTAAACGTAATACATTTTGGATGAAGTGGAAGCCTACTATTACTGTTGACCTTACTGTAGTTAGTCTTGAAGAAGGTACAGGTCGCAATGAGGGTAGACTAGGTGCGTTAGTATGTGAGGGCACCGATGATGGTAAATTTATTTCTGTTAATGTTGGTAGTGGCTTTAGTGATGAAGATAGAACCGACTATTGGAACAATTCAAATCTAATCGTTGGTAGGACAGCAGAAGTATTATGTGATGCAGTTTCACAAAATCAAGATGGTAGTTATTCATTGCGTTTCCCAAGGTTCGTGAGATTCCGTGACGACAAGTAGATCGATTAACGGTATGTTTATAACAAAAAGTTCTTGGAACATTGTGGGGTTAGACCGACATAACCTAATTGTTTACATAGAAGATGAAGATGGTTTAATATCGGTTACCAATGATGCAGAGAATGTTCGTGCTGTAATATTGTCAGCATATGGGTATTCATACCGTGTAGTCTATAAAGATAGTCAAGGTGAATGGTGGGAAATAAAAGACAAATATACAGGATTAGGAAAAATAATTGACTTTGAACGATGGCATGGATTAGCTTGGGACATACTAAAAAGATAATCTTTTACCTATTTACTATTAATAAAATTAAAAATCATATACTATATGATTATTTGAACACGGAGATTACATGGTCACAATCGTTAAACATGAATGGCATCAAGTAGATGAACAATTCGCAATTGAACTTGATGAAAGTTTGTTAAGTGAAATCTATCCAGATTATAGTGAAGATGAAATCACCAACTTACTAAAGCAAATTGAAGATGGTGAAGTTGAAGTCGAAGATGTTATCAATGACGCATGGGATAATGATGTTGACCTTGACTGGGAACATCAATATAGTGACTGTTGGACATCACGTAAGGGTGGATATGATATTACCTATGAATTAGGTGATGAGAATAGTTGGCATAATGAACCTCCTCCTCCACCACCTACACATAAATGCACAAAATGTAAATGGACTGGTCAAAGTTATGATGCTGAATGGCATTGGCCTGAAGATAATGAACAAGCCGACAAAGAACCTAAAAAGATATGTCCATACTGTGAAAGTGATATTGAATTAACCGAAGCAGGTATAGAGGATGAAAGAAAAAGACAAGAAGCAACTGCACGATATAATGAAAAATATGGTGTAAGTCAAGTAGCAGAGGTAGAAGAAGAAAATTTACCTGATGCAAACGACGAAGACCTTAATATCGCATTAAAAAAATTACGTGATGAATACGAAGAATTAATTGAAAGCCAACCTATTGTGGAAGAAACTAAAACATATACATTAGAGAAAATGTATCCAACTGGTAAATACAAAATTGAAATTAGAGGCAGAACACTTGACGCTGGTGTTGGCTCAATTACTAAAGAACAATTTGATTATTGGGTAGACCGTGAAGAAGAATTAGGAGAAGCATTAAACGATAGTTTCGACTATGAAGAAAATGGCACTCCAGAAGAATGCAAACTATACGAATATTATAATGAGTATGATGACATTAAATTCATATGGGGTGTAGAATCTGATGCATGGATCATCATTAGTAAAGATGATCAAACAATCTATGAAGGTGGACTGTATGATTACCTAAATATTGTACATGGTGATGAAGATAGTTACTATGAAGCAATAGATACAGGAGAAGAATTCTATATCAATTTTGATTTAAAAGATAAAGGACCTGTTGTAGTTTGGAATCAATATGGTAAAGGTGGTTGGTTTGATGGCGAATTTGAAGGTGAATTCGATCCTAAGAAACTACGCTTTGAAGGCATAGATTACGAAGGTAATGATTATATTTGCAAAGTATACTACGGTGACGATGAAATAGAAAACGGCGGCGGCGATTACTGGGGCAAGTATAGCGATTATAAAGTTTACGATATAAAATAATGGATACAAGTTTAGTTGGCAGAAAGCATGTCTTTGAAGATGGAATGACATTAGAAGTCATGCAAATCAAAATGAAGGAAATAGATGGGTTAAATCAACCTTTCGTTACTTATCATACGTATGGTCTTAGAACCATACCAAGGAAGTTAACAATGACGTTAACTGAATTTAATAACACATATGGACATTTGTTCGAATCATAAATATTAGACTATGGTATTCGCATTTATTATTTTAGGTACAGCACTAATGCTTAGTGCTGTCGCCGCTTATTATTCAATAGCAGGTCTTACAGCAATTTTTGCAGCGGCTGTTCTTCCTGTTATTATTATGGGAGCAACACTTGAGTTAGGTAAAGTTGTTGCTACTGTTTGGTTACACAATAATTGGAAGAGGATTAATTGGATATATAAATCATATCTTGTTCCTGCTATTGTATTTCTTATGCTATTAACTAGCATGGGCATCTTTGGTTTCTTGTCAAAAGCACACAGTGATCAAAGTTTAGTAAGTGGCGATGCAATGAGTAAGGTTGCAATCTTTGATGAAAAGATTAATACAGAAAAAGAAAATATTGCACAAGCCAAAAAAGCAATTGAGCAAATGAATTCACAAGTTGATCAAATGCTCGGACGTAGTGATACAGAACGTGGTGCTGAACGTGCTGTAAGTATTCGTAAGAATCAAGCAAAAGAACGTGCAGAATTACAGGCACAAATTAATAAATCTCAAAAAGAAATTCAAAAGTTACAAGAGGAACGTGCTCCACTTGCAGCAGAATTTAGAAAGGTGGAGGCTGAAGTTGGACCAATCAAATATATTGCTGCTTTATTATACGGCGACAATCCCGACCAAAATGTTCTTGAACGTGCTGTACGTTGGGTTATTATACTTATTGTTGTGGTATTCGATCCGTTAGCATTGTGTTTAATACTTGCTGGTAATAAACAAATGGAATGGGTACGTGAAGATCGTATTCGTAAAAAGTTACTTGAAAACGATGAAGATGTAATGCATGTACCAAGTACAAGTTTGGATGATAATAAGGAAGTTGAAGAATTTTTTGAAAAAGGTATATTAGTTGCACAAGCACTTGACGCACAAGAAGAAAAGCAACGTGCGGAACAGGCAAATAGTGCTATATCAGAAATTGTTACTGAAGAACCAGTAACAGAAAAAGTTGAAGAAAACTTAGGTGATTGTCCTAAATGTGGTACAAAGTTAATCGATGCAACAGGTATTGGACCATTCTGTCCTAACAAACAATGTGATGTTGCAGATAGTGTTAACTTATATAAAGAAGAAGGAAGTGGTATTCTCAAAGGCATTACAAGTGCAATTGAGAAGGATGATACTAATCAAGTAGTTGAGCAGGAAGAATTAACTGAGGTAGACGATCCCAAAAGTGATGTACCAGAATCTCCCAAAGCGGATGATGATAGCCCACCGTTTGAAGGAGTTAAAGACCCTACAACAGGGGAATGGATTCAAACAGGCCCTACATTCCCTGAAGAAAAAAAATTAAAAAAAGAATTACCATATAAAAAATCAGATGGTGACTATGTAGAGTATCAAGGTAAATCAATGCATATAGATGTGTTGAGAAGTTTTAACCCTGAACTCTTTTTACAGGAGGACGAAGAACGTGCTACTAGGACTAATTTTGGTACAGAATTTCCTAACGATTCAAGAACTGGAGACAAATTTGTCAGAGTTGATGCTATCCCAAATCGTGTTTTTAAATACAACGGCTCACGCTGGATTGAGATAAACAGATCAAATACAGACGGTTATCTAACTGACAACTATCTACAATTTTTAGTTGACAAAATTGCAACAGGTGAATACGATTTGGACTTATTAACTCAAGCAGAGCAAACTGCTTTGGAAGAATATATTAACAAACAAGGTTAACCAAAATAATTGCTTTTAATTACCAAAAGTAATATAATGTTTATTCTTAACTAATCCATGAGGATTTTATGAAAACTAAACTTTTAGCAATGTCAATGGTACTTGCACTATCAGCTTGTTCCTCTACCAAATCTGTAGGTGGACCTTTTATTCATGAGCAAAAACTTGCAACAAAATTTGTAAGTGAGCAAATCAAAGTAGAAACAAAATGTTCATGGTTTGGATTGGGTAGTGACTGTGAAGTGGTAGCTATCGAAGCCGTTGGTACAGCACCTACATTTGGTGGCACAGTATCAAATAGAAAAGAGGGACTCAAAAGTGCAACAATGAATGCATACGGTAACGTTTCTGATTTTGTAAACTTACGAGTTACTAAAGAATCTGTTAAATCTGTTATAACTAAAAATATTGAAAAGGCTGAAGATAAGATTAAAGCAGGAAATCTTACCGATGAAGAAGTTTCAATGACAGATACAGAAGCCAAAAATATTAAAATTCGTAATGCAAGTAATGAAACCTCACAAAAACTAACTGAAACAATCAGAACAAATTCTGAGACTATTTTAAAAGGTTTTAAAAAGGTCAAAGAAGAAGTTGTCGGTGACCAAGAAGTAAGCGTAACTATTCGTTGGGACAAGGATAGTGATTTGGGTGCTAGTTTCCTAGGTAAAAAATTCAAATGAAAAAATTTATTCTAGTATACATGCTGCTATGTGCAGCATGTATTTCCAATGCGGTTGAAAAAACATCTGGTTCTACTGGCGAAGTAAAAACCGTAGTTGTAAATGGTTTGGGTACCACATTAGAAGAGGCAAAGTATAATGCATTTCAAAATGCAGTTGACTTTGTAGTAGGCACTGTGGTAATGACTACTAGAGAAACGAAAAATGAAAAACTAGTAAAAGACAAAATTCTTACACATAGTGCAGGATATATTGATTCTTTTAAAATTATTAGTCAAAAAAATACACAGGATGGTATTGAAATAACTATCCAAGCCAATGTCAAAAGTAGTAAAATTGCAGAAAGAATTTTAGGATCATATGGCAAAGATGAAAGTGTAGACGGTGATAGAATGGCTACACAATATGATACCTATAATAAAGATAGAAAAACTGGTGATGAACTATTACAATCTATTATGTATGATTTTAATACAAATGGATTTGAAGTAAATCAAACAGAAAGTGTTTGGGGTTTGCTGGATGACCGCAGTGCAGTATTCCAAGTTCATTTTGAAATGAAATATAATTACAAATATTTGGTTGCACTTAATGAAGTTTTAAAAGTGACAAGCGATGGCAAAAATAGAAATGTGGTACAACGTGTTGTAGCAGTACAAAGTAAAGATCCTAAAGCATGGTTGTTTGGTGAAACAAATACTTACTACTTTAATGACCATACTAGGGCGAAAATGATCCATGAAATTATATCAGGACCATTGTCAGTAATTGTTAAATTATATGATAATAAAAATAATGTAGTAGCAAGTGCATGTGGTAAAGATTATCGTGGATATGCTTTTCTTCCAAACGGTCTATATTCACCTAATGTAGATATAACCAGTCCTGTTGTAATACGTGGTAATGAGACTTTTGAGGGCGCTGCACAATTTATTTTTAGACCTAACGATCCAAACATTGAACTACTCAAAAGAAGTGTGAGGATAAAGTTTAAACATTTTAGAGGCGATTGCTAAAAAGATAAGTATATCAATGATGACTGAAGAAATAAAACAAATTAATCATTGTAGTTTTTGTGGTTCACATAAGGATAACGTCAAAAAATTAGTAGTAGGAGGCAGCGTTGCTATATGTAGTGATTGTGTTGAATTATGCCAAGAACTAATCGTTGACGAAACAGAAGAGGATCAAAATAAGGTAGAACCTGAATATGATCCTGAAAGTATTAAAGACTTTCTAGATGAACATATAATAGGACAAGACGATGCTAAAACTGTTCTTAGCGTGGCAATTGCTAATCACTATAAGCGTATTAATAATCCTCCTAAGGATTTAGAAATACAAAAAGGCAATGTGCTTATAATTGGACCAACTGGTTCAGGTAAAACATTATTGGCTAAAACAGCAGCAAAGTATCTTAAGGTCCCTTTCGTAGTTGCTGATGCAACATCACTAACTGAAGCGGGTTATGTTGGTGACGATGTTGAAAGCATGATTAACATGCTTGTAAATGCAGCGAACGGTGATAAAGCATTAGCAGAACGTGGAATCATCTTTGTAGATGAAATAGACAAGATCGCCCGTAAAAGTGAAAATGTAAGTTTGACCCGTGACGTAAGTGGTGAAGGTGTACAGCAAGCACTACTCAAATTAGTAGAGGGCACAGTTTGCAGAGTGTCCAGCACAGGTAGGAAACACCCAAATTCAGAGATGAATGAAATTAATACCAAAAATATTCTGTTTATTGGTGGCGGTGCTTTTGTTGGGCTTAAAGATGTTATTTCAAATAGAATAAGTGGTACTAGTATTGGGTTTGGAGCTACTATAAAGGACAACAAAAAAGAAGGAAAGTTAAGTGACGTTACCCCAGATGACCTTACTAAGTTTGGTATGATTCCTGAGTTTATAGGAAGATTCACAACTACAGTAAGTGTTGAAGAATTGAATAAAGAGCAACTAATTAAAATTCTTACGGATGTTAAAAACAATTACGTAGCTCAATACAAATATTTGCTAAAGTTGGACGATATTGAACTTAACTTCACAGAGGATGCACTAGATCAAATAGCAGAAAATACACTGAAATTGAAAACGGGCGCCCGTGGTTTGCATACAGAAATTGAGCGTGTTTTGATGTGTCACATGTTTAATACCCGCAACTATAAGAAAAAAAAGATTAAAACAATAAATATAGACAAGGAGCAGGTTATTAATCCAAAACCATTAAAATGATATCAGGACGAAAAATTATAGTAACAGACGGTAATGTAGAGAAAGCCCTACGAAAGTTAAAGAAAAAAGTCACAGAATCTGGAATACTACAGGAAGTACGTGATCGTATGGAATATGTAAAACCAACAACTAAACGCAAAATGAAGAAAGGTCAGGCAAGAAGTCGCTGGCGTAAATTTTTGCGTGATCAGCAATTGCCCCCAAAACAATTTTAACCAATAATATTATATTATTTTACGCAGTCGTGTAGAATAGATAAGTACATGTAGATGCTGCTGTAAACAGGTCTACAGTAAAAATCTTGCTTAATTTTAAGGAGAATACAATATGAGCAAAGTCATCGGTATCGATTTGGGTACCACAAATTCATGCGTAGCCGTTATTGAAAACGGAAATCCAAAAGTAATTGAAAACAGTGAAGGTGCTAGAACTACACCTAGTATTGTAGCATATACACCTGATGAAGTTCTTGTGGGTGCAAGCGCAAAACGTCAAGCAGTAACAAATCCAAAGAAAACTATCTATGCTTCTAAACGCTTAATTGGGCGTAAATTTAAAGAAGAAGCAGTACAAAAAGATATTGATCTTATGCCATATACCATTGTTGAAAACGATAATGGTGATGCATGGGTTCAAGTCGATGATAGGAAATATGCACCTCCTCAGATTAGTGCAGAAGTTTTACGTAAGATGAAGAAAACTGCTGAGGATTATTTAGGCGAAGAAGTTACTAAAGCAGTTATTACAGTACCAGCATATTTCAATGATAGCCAACGTCAAGCAACTAAAGATGCAGGTAAAATTGCAGGTTTAGAAGTTTTAAGAATTATTAATGAGCCAACTGCTGCTGCACTAGCTTACGGTGTAGATAAGGCTGACAAGAAGGACCGCAAGGTTGCAGTATATGACCTTGGTGGAGGAACATTTGATATTAGTATAATTGAAATCGCAAATGTCGATGGTGATAAGCAAATCGAAGTATTGTCTACGAATGGTGATACATTCTTAGGTGGTGAAGATTTTGACCAACGCATTATGGATTACCTTGTCGATGAATTTAAAAAAGAAACTGGCGTTGATTTAACAAAAGATGTATTAGCATTGCAACGATTGAAAGATGCGGCTGAAAAATGTAAGATTGAACTATCAAGTACACAACAAACAGATGTAAACTTACCTTACATTACTGCCGATGCAACTGGACCTAAACATCTTAATGTTAAAGTAACACGTGCTAAACTTGAATCATTAGTTGATGAACTTATCCAACGCAGTATTGAACCTTGCAAAACTGCAATGCGTGATGCAAATGTAAATTCTAGTGATATTGATGAAGTCATCCTCGTTGGTGGTATGACACGTATGCCTAAAGTACAAGAAGAAGTTGAAAAACTTTTTGGTAAGGCACCTCGTCGTGATGTAAATCCTGATGAAGCAGTTGCAGTTGGTGCTGCGGTACAAGGTGCAGTTCTTGCAGGTGATCGTAAAGATGTATTGCTACTTGATGTTACACCATTGAGTCTTGGTATTGAAACACTAGGCGGTGTATTCACAAAAGTAATCAATAAGAATACTACTATTCCTACAAAGGCTAGTCAAACATTTAGTACAGCACAAGATAATCAACCTGCTGTAACAATTAAAGTTGCACAAGGTGAGCGTGAACTTTATCAATATAACAAACAATTAGGTGAGTTTAATCTTGAAGGAATTCGTCCTGCACCACGCGGATTGCCTCAAATTGAAGTTACCTTTGATATTGATGCAAATGGTATCATGCATATCAGTGCAAAAGATAAAGATTCAGGTAAAGAAAATAAAATCACAATTAAATCTGATTCAGGTTTGAATGAACAAGAAATTCAACGTATGGTCAAAGAAGCAGAAGAAAATGCAGAAAATGACAAAAAACAAGTTGAGTTGATTAATGCACGTAATGGTGCTGAGTCAACATACAACGGTTTTAAACAGGACGTTGAAAAGTACGGTGATCAAGTTACACCTGAAGAAAAACAAAAGGCAGAAGATGCACTTAAAGGTGTAGAAGAAGCATTGAAGGGTGAGGACGTTGAAGCAATTAATAAGTCTGTTACTGACTTGTATCAAGCTATGGGTCCTATCACTGGTAAGAAATTTGAAGCTGAAAAGGCTGAAAAAGAACAACCTAAGGATGAAACCGTGGTTGATGCAGAGTTTAAAGAAACTGAACCTGCTTAATAAAAATAGGGTGCCGCATGGGGCGGGCCCTATATAATCTTGCTTATTAAAGGAGATATAAAATGACAAGAGAATTAACTTTACGTAGTATTGACATTCCTACAGTTCGTAGATTTGGAATCGGCTTTGAATCATTGTTTGATGACATTATACGAGCAAGCACACAAACAAATAATTACCCTCCATACAACTTAATTAGTACAGGTGAAGATACTGTAACTATTGAAGTTGCTGTTGCAGGCTTTGAAGAAGGCGAACTTACTGTAACAGTAGATGGGAGAAAATTAACTATTTCGGGTGATCACGTTAATGTTGACGCTGAAAACTGGGAATATATTCACAGAGGTTTAAGTCGTAGAAGTTTTACCCTAAGATTCCCTCTACATGAACATGTAGAAGTAATTGATGCAAGTATGAAAAATGGTATTCTTACCGTATATTTGGAACGCAAAATTCCAGAAGAAAAGAAACCAAAGACGATTGCAATAAATTACAATAAATAGTATAATAGAAGTTCTTAAATAATAGAGAGAGTAGGCGACTACTCTCTCGCTAACTAAGGGTATAAAATGTCACAAACAGAAACAAGAGCTAAAATTAAACCAAACTTCAAACTTAGTGAACCTCCTATGTTCAAGGTCATCTATATAAATGATAATCATACAACAATGGATTTTGTAGTGAAAAGTTTAATAGAACACTTTGATTATACCGTAGATACCGCTGCTACGATTACATCCGGAATACATGAAACAGGTAGTGCTGTTGTTGCTGTATTACCCTATGAAATTGCTGAACAAAAGGGCATTGAGGTTACAGTAGAAGCACGTAGTGAAGGTTACCCACTACAAATTAAAATTGAATCAGAAGCTTAAATAGCAATTTCTATTCTTTTTGCGTAGTAAGGATTTTTGTTAAATTTACTGTTGTTGATATAGTTGATACCGTTAACAGTGGTATCAACTATTTTATCATAAGTCCCATAGACCCACTTCTTGACTTTATGTTCTGTGTCTTTGTGAAGAACATAGCCTGGGTTAATATCTTCATCCCCCATATTACATTCTCCAAAGTATAGTTCTTTGAAGGGCACACAGTTGCTTACTATAATTATTGCTTTAACTTCTTGATGCACTTGTAGTTTTTCTATGGTCTTTTCTAAATAACCAATGTCATCGAATCTAAAGCATTTTGCATGGAAGTCATCTACAATTGAATTATTAAGATAATTATTGTACCAGCCGTTTATTCCCACTAATGCTACACCGTCAACAACTACTACATTGTTATGTAGATATATTACATTTTTGAAGTTGGTACAAATCTTTTGTAATTCTTTAACACGTAAATCACGTTCATAGATATCTGTAATTTCTAGTGACCCATCAATGTAAAAAACACCATGGTACATAGTGCTTAAATGTTTTAGTGTTTTGTAGATGGTTCTAAGATCGCTTGATATGTTACCGGGAATAACACAAAATAGACTGGTAGGTTTATTAGTCCAGTCAAACTCATCATCTGGACCAAGATTCAAGTCACTTATAACGTCAAACCCAAAAATCATCATATTAGTATTTATAAAAGAACTTTATACTTTATTGACTATCAATTCTTTCTACTATAAAATTTAGACCTTGATCTTCAATTTGGTTTATAATTACATCACATCCTACATTTTCATATATAACTTTATCTTTTTCGCTTAATTGGATGGTGATAGTACCATCATTATTATTTGTTAAAATTCTATCTTGAAATATAGGATTTATAAATTCTTCACTTATACGATTAGTTATTTTTTCAGATATAACAAGTTGAGTATCACCTTGCTCTAAAAACACTGATACGGGTACAGATGGCGGAGCAGTTTGGCATGCTCCTAGCATACCAAAAATTACTATGTTAAGACGGCATGGATTCTGTAAAGTAACTTCTGGTATCTTAATAAGAAACTTAGGTACCATCATTTGCTAGGTTTTTTCTTCTTTTTAACTTCTACGTTTTCTTCGGATTTTATTGTAGCTTTTTTAGTGCGTTCCTTCTTCACTTTTTCTACTACTTTTTCGACTTCCTGTACTGCTTGCTCAGGTTGCAAATTACCAACGTCTACTTTAATAACATTACTATCTGGGTTTAATTGAGGCTCTATTTTATAGGGCGCTTGTGGCTCAGTAGGTTTTGACGTACTAAATCCAAATAATTTTTTAACGAAATCTAACATTTTAATCTCCTTTGTAGTATTTAACAGGGTTGGAATATTTGCTATTTTTTAAATAAATATTTATATGGCAAAGTTGACGAAATATTGTCTGGAGGAAATAATGTCATTTCCCCTTCCTAGTCTGACTTCCCAGAAGCGGTTAGAGTTTCGTCCCAGTCTTACGGAAGTTTATTATGTCTATGAACTATTAAATGAAGAAATATTTGATAGTGAACTAAGCGTACCCAATATTGAAGTTGCAGGATACAGAAGAAAATATTGGGGAATGTGTGTAGGGCATTGGGATCAGCAAAAATCTGGAAGCTACTGTGATATATTACTAATGGACAAATTCTTTTGTGCTCAATGGATGGTAGCTATCATTGCACACGAAATGGTTCACCAACATCAGTGGGATATAGAGACACCTAAAAGATTACTTTGGGGGAAGAACGGAGTAATGAGTCATGGTCCTACTTTCTTTAGATTTAGAGAAAAATTAGAACAATACAACATCCCATTAAAATCGGCGCATAGTATGCGCCGTTGGTTTAGTAATCAAGACTTATTTAAATGCTAGTCACGTTTTTTACGTGTTGCTTCTTCACTTCCAACTTCGGGCTTAGGTAGATTTTTCTGCATTTTCTTGTCATCTTTTTTGATGTTAGGGTTATCAACTACGTTCCCATTAACATCTACTAGAATAACGTCCTTAGTTCCTTTAGCTCCGATGCCCCTTGTTAGTGTGACTCCTAATGGACGTATACCTGCATAGCCAAGTTCTTTACTATTTCTGTCACTGTCATTGCGTAGTATCCACACCATTAAATGGCTTTCAGGAATATCTTCCTTATTGGTGATTACAGCATGACAATCAACTTCTACATTATTTTCTACTTGTGTAAAATGTTCTGGCTTGAAAGTTTGAATTACTACTCCACCTTTTGGATTAATATCTGACCCAAAGATAGCGTTCATTGCTTCTTCCTCAGTTGGTTCCATTACAATCTCTTTGCTTAATTTGTATACAGGAATAGAACCTTCTTTTGTTTTTCGTTCTTTTACTTTTTCAAGTTTAACAATCTTATCTGCAATAAGTTTATCTAATATTCTTTTTGCTCTAGCACCAAACATGCTATCAGCACTCTCCCACATGTCAGCATCTACTTTTTTGATACTTACAGGTAGATTACTTCTTTCACTTTTGATTACTACATCTGCTTTCTTACGATCTTTCACATCACGACCCGCAACATCGACTTCAATAGCATTTTTGATTTTAATAGTTTTACCACGTGGGTCTTTGAATATTATATTTGCTGTGCCATATTTTTCAATAACACTTTGTAATATACTTGCTAACTCTAATTCATTAGCTACGCCTGCGCTTTTCTCACCCTGTTTTCCTGTGTCTTTAACTACAATCTTAACTGGGCTATCAGCAAATATAATTCCACCCAAACTACTTAGTGATGCATCACTGCTATATTCTGGGCTAGTATCACTTGCTTTTTTCTGTAAGCCCGACAAGATTTCGTCCAATACCGCTCTACGAAAATCATTCTTCTTTTGACCGTCTGGTATCTGAACAAGAACATTAATCTTGTTTCCATTTACCTTAAGGTCCTCGTAACCCATTTGACGCAATAGTGTTTCTATTCTGGGTTTGTCGGCACTTTCAACCAAATGTCTTGAAAATTCGTTGTATCTCATAGTATAATATCAATCTTATATTTATCATTAAAAGGACAGTTTATGAGTTTAGTACCAATCGTAGTTGAGCAGACCAGTAAAGGTGAGCGTAGTTACGACATTTATTCACGTTTGCTACGTGACCGTGTAATCTTGCTTGAGGGCGAAGTACACGATCAAATGGCAAATCTAATTGTAGCACAATTATTGTTCCTAGAAAGCGAAGATGATACGAAAGATATTCAATTATATATCAACTCCCCGGGTGGCAGTGTTACAGCTGGCATGGCTATTTACGATGCTATGCAGTTTGTTAAGCCTGATGTTTCCACAATCGTTATGGGGCAAGCTTGTTCCATGGGTTCACTTCTCGCTAACAGCGGTGCTAGTGGTAAACGCTTTATTCTACCTAACGCAAGACACATGATTCATCAACCTTCAGGTGGTGCAAGAGGTCAAGCTACTGATATGGAAATTCAAGTAAAAGAAATCTTGCAGATGAAGCGCAGTCTAACAGAAATTTATGTAAACCACAATAGCAAGGGCAAAACTTTTCCAGAACTACAAAAAGACATGGAACGTGACTTTTTTATGAGTGCTCAGGAAGCGGTTGATTATGGACTTGCTGATCAAGTAATTAAAAATAGAACTTGACAATAAATGGTTATTTTGATAGAATACGGGTATGAAAAAAGACCTAGTATTCTATCTAAAATGGCTTGCAACTTTTGTAACTATTGTTGGAGCTGTTTGCACAAGTATTAACATTTATCCAGCTGGACCTGCACTACTTAATTTGGGTGCATTCATCTGGCTTATTGTAGCAATTATGTGGCGTGAGTGGTCATTAATTGTTATTAATGCAACACTTCTTGTAATTTATACTGTTGGACTTATTATCAAATTGATATGAAAACACTGACTTCCGAAGAAATTGCATGTTTAGCAACTATTGCTGTTATACTTTTGATAACCTCGTTGTCTTTTATTTATTTAGGCTTTGTTGCGGCTGATCTACTTTTTGGTTGACAATAAATCCGTTTGGGCATATAATAACGGTATAGTCAATAACAAGGAGCAAGAAATGAACGAACTACTTATCAACGAAAAACCCTACTACGGTATGTTTACTGACAACGGTAATACAGTAATCGACGGTATTGTGTTTTGTGCAAAGAAAATGAATTTATCTTGGAGTCTAGTAAATGATATGTTAACTAAGATTTCTACTATAGAAGGTTTTGAAGAAGCTACCGATACTGCGGTTCGTGAATATGTTTATGAAGCAATTGGTTACTAAGGAGATAATAATGATTAAACGTTTCAAACAATCCCAAAAATTTCGCATCATCAATGGTCAGGCATGTTTCTATGCTACTGCTAAACAAATTCGTGAGGGCGTAGGTCAATTTACGCAATTCAATGCTGCTACTCAAAAGGCACTTGATGCACTTGAATTCTATCGTTCAGGCGACGGTATTGAAAGTACTTGCACAGGTCATGCTGGTACTTGGGAAGGTCTACAAATTCAATTGGATGTAATGTAATGATACAAGTTCCAGTTAAAGATAGCAAAGTAAGGGTCGCTGTACGTTATGTGCAGGGACCTCGTATGATTCCCCCTCAACCAGAAGTAAATGTGTTTGAGGGCACAGTTGTTCCTAGTTACAAATGGTTAACTGATAGGCAATTCTGTATGACAGGTGATGATACGATGAAAATTCGTGTTATCGATATGGAGTTTGTAAAAGACATTGAACTACTAAGTGGGTCAATGATTAATGTTAACACAGATGTAAAAGTATTTGAAGTATCTGGTAGTAAAGGTAACAAGTACATTGTGACCAAAAACAGTAAAGGTTGGGATTGTACTTGTCCAGGTTTTACTTTTAGAAAGACTTGTAAGCATGTTGTAGACCTTAGTAAAGCATGAATAAAATATTAAAACGAAAAGTTATAATACGTGAATACGATTATCAAAAAATAAAAAAACAGGTTCAAAGTTATAACAAAAAGAATAAGGATACACTATATGATAGTGTAACCTTTATTCCCATTACAAAAGATAGTTTGGAAAAAGATTACATAATATATCTGCTTACTAAAAAAGAAACTACAAAATATCCAAATGTGTATCCAGATGAACTTTATAAACCATCTGAATATCCGATAAGTTTTTTACGTCATATGAAGAAAAACTTATATGATCAAGAATATATAAAATGGAAAGCTAGATATAACGAAGATGGATATTTTCTAATTAGGTATAATGACAGTACGCCGGAGACTATGTTAGGTTGGGCTGTATTAGAAAAACATTTATGATGCAGGAAGTTGTGATATACGAAGTTGAAAAAACTCGTCCAAAAAATAACCCTGATACAGAATTTATCATTGTAAGGACAACCGGTATCAGTCGAGAAGCATATGCTTGGTTACAGGATAATTTTGGTTTAGAGCATTGCGAGCATCCACGTTGGTTTTTAATTGCTAGAAGTTTATTTTTTAGATACGAAGAAGATTATATTTGGTTTATGTTACGTTGGAAATAACAAATGAAACAAGATTGGTGTAATATTCCTGTTAGTATGCCTTGGAAAGGTTCTGATCATTTTACTAAACTTTTAACATGGCTTAAAGATAATATAGATGAGAGAGATTGGGATTGGGATGTGCCTTATGATAAAGGTATAATGCATAGAGTATATTATTTCGCACACAAAAAAGATGCTGTGTGGTTTGCTTTGAAGTGGTCATGACTTTACATAAAGTAAAGTACGCCGAAACTACAGATAGTAGTGTGCAGGCAAAATATCAAAGAAGTTACAAAGACTACTTAGTCGATGAATGGCTCAAGGCTAACTGTAAGAAACCTTACCATCATAGTCCGGGTTACCTAACAGAAAAGTTTATTGAGTTTGAGTGTAATGAAGATGCTGTGTGGTTTGCTTTGAGGTGGTCATAAATGCAACTTGATATTAAAAATTTATTTATATTCAAAGGTCAAAAATTTTCGCACTTTTGGCCTGCTCACGTAGATATACTATCTGGAATTTGGTGGAGATTTATGCCAGGTGTAATAATTAACGTTAGGTGGCCTGTAGGAAAAATTGTGGTGGGTTACGGTGATACTAGATGGTACGACTGTGGCGCAACTTGGGTAGAAGTTGAAAGTGCAGATCCTAATGATTTTTATAGACCTTTTCTAGAACAGTACGTTGGTAAACAAGGATGGCATTGGAATTGGGGCTTCATCAATAATGATGTTGCTGAAAATCGGCTCAGTATAAAAATTATAAAATCTAAAGCCTATTATGCTTCACTTTTAGCATTAAAATGGGCATAACCTATTTGACAAATAATATAATTTTTGCTATACTATGAATAGTAAACAAAGACGGCTAACTCGAAGAAAATACAAATACACCGTTCGTACACATATTAGAACTTACGAACAATATTGTCTTATGTTTGATTGGCTTGCACGTAAACATGGTAAAATAATTTCAAAGTGTGGGTGGCGTAGAAACCATCCTGAAGGTACAATTGATTATCATGTTGTTATTTGGGAGTTTGTGAGAGAGCGTGATTCTATTGAATTTGCACTACGTTGGCTATGAATGAACATACTAATATTGTAAGAAAATTAAAGGAAGAAAAATTGTTAGTTAAAAGTATCCTTTGTTATTTAGGTTTACATAACTACACAGTATGGTCTACTCCTACTAAAGAATTAGTATATTCAGAATGGTCGCAGTCTAGAACATGTTGTAATTGCAATAAAGTAGAAATTAGATCAATAGCATATCGTCACTAAAAGGAATAAAAATGAAAGTAGCAGTTTGTAGTGACCTACACTTAGAGTTTGGAGATTTAGATTTACAAAACACAGAAAACGCTGATGTATTAATACTCGGTGGCGATATTTTTGTGGCAAATGATCTTAAGTCTTTTCTATATGATGAAAGCTCACAACTAATCGCCGCTACTAGTAGCCAAAAGGCACGTAGTGATCGCTACTATAATTTTATAATGCGTTGCACTGAAAGATTCCCGCACGTAGTATTCATCATGGGTAATCACGAACATTATCATGGTGATTTTGCTGACACGGCTAATATTATTCGTGGTTCGTTTGAACATAAAAGTAATTTTCATTTCCTAGATAATGAATGGAAAATTATTAATGGCGTATTATTTTATGGCGGTACATTATGGACTGACATGAATAATGAAGATCGTGCTACTATGGCTATGATTCGCACAATGATGAATGATTTTAATTGTGTGAAAAATTCAAATAAAATGTCTAGCTATCGTTATACTTTGCCCGATCCTGATAATGCAGGTCAACATGTTGTAAAGTTTAATGAAAGACCTGCAACTTTTATGCCTGATGATGCAGTAGAAGAACATTATAAGTTTCGCCGTGGTTTAGATGAGGTATTGGAACTACATCCTAATCTACCAACAGTGGTAGTAGGTCATCATGCACCTAGTAAACTAAGTACCCATCCTCGTTATCAAAATGAAAAAATAATGAATGGGGCATACAGTTCTGATCTAAATAACTACATCTTAGATCGTAGGCAAATTAAACTTTGGACTCATGGACATACTCATGAGGAGTTTGATTATATGCTTGGTACAACACGTATTGTTTGTAACCCTCGAGGCTACGATGGGTACGAAGATCGTGCCGATAGTTTTACACTAAAATACGTTGACATTACATGAACCATTTATTTTTAATCACAAGCGCAGTAAAAACCAAGTTTGGGAAATACGATCAGGAAGAACGTGTTTCTCAGACTTGGGACACATTTAAAAGTATACGAAAGCGTGTACCAGATGCACAAATCGTCCTCATAGAAAGTTCAGCATTACCTGTTGAAAAAGAAATACTGGACGAATTTCGTGAGGTAGTTAGTTTCATTGTTAATATGAGTGGTGATAAGACACTTACACATATACGTGAAAACACTGACAATTGGGACATTGCCAAAAACATGAGTGAACTATTAGCTTTTAATTCGGCACTTAAAATGCTTGAAGAAGAAACTACTATATTTGACAATGTGGATAGAATACATAAACTATCTGGAAGATATACACTAAATGAAAACTTCAATCCTAGATTGTATGAGAGGTTTACAGATAAAATAATATTGCCAATGCGATATAAGAGTCAATTCACTACTGAATTAGATAATACAAATATACCATTTCAATATATGAGTAGACTTTGGAGCTGGCCCAAATCACTTCATCCTGTTGTAAAAGATTTTTATAAAGAGGCAGTTGATACATTTATGCAAAGACTTAAAGATAAGTCTAGGGTTGATATTGAGCACCTTTTATTTTTACTCTTGCCAAATGAGCATGTTCGTGAAGTGCCCATTATTGGTGTAAGTGGCAAATTGGGACAAAACGGTAGAAAAGTTGAAAATTAATTCACCGATTTGTTTGCATATCTAACAATCTTGTACTATAATCATAATACGTTGTTGATCAACGATTTTTATTAATGAGGATATAAATGACTAATACTAAGCAAGAACGCCTTCTAGAGGCATTTCGTAAGGGTGAAGAACTAACAGCAGCACAAATCAAAGCACGTTTTGGCATTGCCAATCCTACTGCTACTGTTAGCGACCTTCGCTATAGTGGTTTCTCAATCTATGCTAATCAGCATACTGATACTAAAGGTCGCACAAGCACCAAGTATCGTTTGGGAACACCTACCCGCGAACTTATTGCAGCAGGCTATCGTGCTCTAGCAATGGGCGTATAAGGCTCACTCCTAAAAGAGCAGTTTTTGGACAGCTTTCTGTAAAAAAGCTGTCTTTTAGTTTTTTAGATACCTGAATATGAAAAAGATACTTCACAAAATAATGGATAAGTTAGGCAGGTATCGTCTAATACCTGACCGTAGAACGGGCGAAGATTATATGCACCGTTACTATTTGTTTCTTAAAGATCGTAAGTTTTTTCCGTTTAATATCACTTTACATAAGATTGTAAAAAGTGATGACCCTATTTTTCACGATCATCCTTGGCCCTTTATTACTATTATCTTAAGTGGTGGTTATTGGGAACATACTCCTGTGTATAATAACAAAGGGGAGATATTCGCTGAATTTACTACATGGCGTGGTCCTGGTAGCATACTCAAGCGTAGTGCTAAAGAATTTCATTGGTTAGAGATTGATGAAACAATTGGACCTGCTACTACATTGTTTTTGATGGGACCTCAGCAACGTGACTGGGGATTCTTAATCAACAAAACAAAAAAGAAGCATCAATGGATACAATGGGAAAATTATCTGGAAAATTATAAAGAATACCATCAACGTTACATTGAACCTAAAATCAAATCAATGAATAGGAAAAAACAATAAATATGTTTATGGATCTGTTTTCAGTTATAGTTCTTGTATTTTTAGGATATACTATTGGCGAAACTATTGCCTTAATAAGGTTTCGCAAGTTGCTTATCAAAATTGCACAAACACAAGGTATAGACTTAGAAAAAGAAATGGAAAAAGCACTGTTAGATCCTGAGTCAGAAGATAAGGCTGACGTTGAAGATTTAAAGGTTGAAGCGATACAAAATACTTTATACTTATATTATCAAAACGACGAATTTGTTTGTCAAGGATCATCATTAGATGAATTAGCAGAACTAGCAAAGAAATATAAAAATATTGAGTGGGCTACTGTAGTTCACGATAAAGAAGTTTATATGTTTATGGATGGTAAAGTAGAAAAGTTCAAAGATGAAAATAAACATCGGTAAATACCCATTAGGTAGCGGCAAAAGAAAAATTGATATACAAATAGACCGCTACGACACATATAGTATGGATCATACATTAGCTATGATTATACTTCCAATGCTACTTCAATTAAAACAAACAAAGCAGGGAGTACCTGCTGAGTTTGCTGCCATAGGAGGTGCCGACTATGAAAAACAGGAAAGTTTTGATTTTTACAAAGAAGATCATCATGAAATGTTTAACAAATCTGTAGAGAGATACGAAGAAATCCTTGAAAAAATGATTTGGAGCTTTCAACAAATTGTAGAGGATAATTGGGAATCAAAATACTATCATGGTGAAGGAGATTATGAGTGGAAAGAAATTGATGAAACTAAATTAAATCCAATTACAGGCAAAGTAGAAAAATTATATGAAATGGTAGATAAAAACCCAGAAGAACACTGGATAGATTTTGAGGGAATGGAAGAACATCGCAAAAGAATACAAGAAGGTATTGATTTATTTGCAAAATATTACTTTAGTTTGTGGGATTAATTATGGATGCTATTATGGATTCTGTAGTATCTGCACTAAGTGATTGGACAAAAGAAAGATGCCATACTAAAATTACCATCAGTAAAAAAGATTACGATTTATTTCGTAAAGAATATATATTTGAAAAATTAAAAGGGGTCACATTCGGTAAAGCATTTAGTAAGCGTTTTGGTATTGAAGATTATCTATTAGATATATTAGTAGACGAATGTTACGCAATAGATCATATTAGTCGTATGGGTTATGTTCGTGAAAGATAAGTTTATAAAACTATACATGGATTGGGCAAAAAGAACAAGTGAGTTAAGTTATGCTCAAAGATTAAAAGTTGGTGCAGTGATTGTTAAAGACGATTGCGTAATAAGCTATGGATACAATGGTATGCCAGCTGGTTGGAATAATAATTGCGAAGAAACAGAATATGTATCAAAATCTGAATGTTATTCTACTAAAGAATGGATGATAGAGAATCAATTTACAGAAACAGATAATGGTTGGACTAGACTAAAAACAAAACCAGAAGTTTTACACGCTGAATCAAATGCATTGGCAAAGTTAGCTAAAAGTCATAACAGCGGATTAGGGGCAGAATTATTTGTTACCCATAGTCCTTGTCTTGAATGTGCAAAACTAATTTATCAATCAGGTATAAGTAAAGTCTATTACAATGAAGAATATAGAAGTAATGCCGGTATTGAATTCCTTAAACGTTCCGGAGTAGAGGTTGCAAAGCACAGCATTTAATTATTACAATACTCAAGTAAAACTGCCATATGGACAGTTAGGTCCATATATGGATTGGTGTGAAAGAAATTGCAGTGAAGAATGGTTTGTAACAGAGTCTACTGATTTTGCTGAAGCATTAGATGGTAATTATAAATTCTTTTTTTTATCTGAAAAAGATTATGTAAATTTTATATTATGGAAAAAATAGATCAATACTTTAACTTTTATAGAGAATCAAATAACTTTGATGATATATTAAATGATAAAAATATTAAAAAGTTAATTAATAGTAAAACAAAATGGTCCAATCATCTAAGGATCTCTGTTTCAAATAGTGATTCTGTTTATAGTTATATAATACTAAAATACGGAGATGATCTTATATATAAAAATCTTACAAAAGATTTTACTCCAATACCAAATCGTGACTATGTTGTCAAAAAGAGTTTCTCAACAGGTCGAAAAAAAATCACATGTTAGGATTAGGTGAGATTACTTTAAGTTTTTCACCAACTCCAACCACACAACTTTGTTTATCTTTAGTATAAACAATTGTCCAAGTTTTAGTTTTAGGATTCATCCATAAACTAAATTTAGCTTTCTCTAGCCCTGTCATCTCTCCCAAAGCTATTGGGCTTTCTTTATATTCTTTTATTTTATCAAAAAGAATTTTTGTATCATCACATATACCACTGAATGAAACAATTTCTTCACTAAAGCCTAGTGAAGGTACCAATAATAAAGTATATAATATTTTTTTCATTTAACCAACATTAGTTGAGGGGAATGATTTTGTTACCGTTGAATTGCCCCATACAATTCTAACTGCTCCACCTGCACCGTCACCACCTCGTATACTTGCAGAACGAGCACCTGCGCCTCCACCACCATATGCGCCGCCGGCTATTGAACCATCATTTCCTTGTCCATCACTTCCACCAGAGCCGCCTTTACCACCACTATCACTTGTGCCTGAATTTCCAGCACTACCATTACTTCCCTCTCCGTTTATACCAGTACCACCGCCACCACCACCACCGGTGACTGTACCAGTATGAGTATAACCACCACCTCCACCACCGCCGTTTGCTCCGGCAGTGCCAACTACCCATGCTGATGTGAACGTAGCTCCATCGCCCCCGTAGCCACCATATCCACCAGCACCGCCGCCACCTGCTGCACCTGACATAAGATTAGAAGTATTAGCTTGTCCATTTCCGCCGGCGCCACCTCCTCCTAAACCATCAAAGCTTGCACCTGACATAGCGCCAGCATAACCTGTCTGTCCTATCCAAGTACCACCTTCGCCACCTTTAGCGCCTGTTACTAAACTATTACCAACAAATGTCGATATATACGAATTCCCACCTGTATTACCTGTTCCAAAACTTGATCCTGCAGCACCTCCATTACCACCGCTACCTACTACGACTGTATATGTTTCTCCTGCTGTAACACTAATATTATTAAGGTAAACAAGTGCGCCGCCTCCACCGCCGCCGCCTGATCTGTAACCGCCTGTAGCTGGTACTCTTAATGCTGCTCCACCGCCTCCACCACCTATACAAACCACAGATATAGAACTAACACCAACTGGAACTACCCATGTTGTGCTACCAGTAGAAGTAAATGCTGCTGATCCTGCATTTATATCAGGTGTGACGCTGTTGCTTGCTGCACTTGGTGTTCCTGCACCTAAAACATTTACTGCACGAACTGTAAAAGTATATGATGTTCCTTGTGTTAATCCAGACACAATGATAGGAGATCCTGTGCCTGTTGCTGTAATATTACCAGGATTCGAAGTTACTTCATAGTATAAAATAGTTGCGCCACCTGCATCTGAAGTTCCAGTGAAGCTGACAGACACTTGAGTGCCTAAAGAACCATAACGGGTTGCTGTACCGATTGTTGGAGCTCCGGGTGTTGTGATATTACTACCAAACACACTTGCACCACTACCGGTCATTTGAATATTATTAATTTGTATTGCCATTATACATTACCTGTATTAGTTGACGGGAACGAACGACCAGAACCCCATATAATTCTTACTGCACCAACTCCTCCTGTACCACCGGGCCTGTTAGTAGGACTAACACCCTCAGCATTCCATCTACCATTAGAACCACCACCACCGCCTCCATATGCGCCACCGTCACCACCGACCTGACCACCTATGAAGTTATTAGTATTATCACCGCCTGTAGCTCCATTTGAACCACCACCTCCTGGTGTTCCGTCTCCCGGTGTTCCTACCGTAGTTGTACCTGCAGAACCATTGGTTCCTTGTCCTAATAACCCTACGCCACCACCACCAGCTCCTGCTCCAGTTCCATTACCATTTCCGGCGATGCCTGTACCAGCCCCACCGCCGCCGCCCCCGCCGCCGGCGCCTGCTGTAGCTGCCGTACCTGGTGTTGATGTTGCAGAACCATCACCTCCACGCCCACCGTTTCCGCTGTAGCCACCGGCACCACCACCTCCGCCACCTTGACCACCAGAAAAGTTAGTAGAACTATCATAGTTAGTTCCGCCTAAACCACCGTTGCCGCCACCATCTCCGGTGTACGTTCCTCCGGCGCCACCTGTAGCGATTGCACTACTTGTAGCAGTAGATACATTTCCTCCACTGCCTCCACCACCTTTAACAGTTGATGTATTAATAAAGTAACTGTCACCACCATTACCACCTGCTATACCATCAGTACCGTTAGTGCCTCCTACTCCTACTACAACAGTATAATTATTACCAGGGGTTACAGCAATGTTGTTCTTATAACCAAGACCACCGCCTCCACCACCGCCACCTTCAGCACCAGCTCCACCACCGCCTCCACCTACGCATACTACACATACGCTAGTAACGCCAGCTGGAGCTGTCCAAGTAAAGGTTCCAGCCGTAGTGTATTCTTGTTGACCTTGTATTACGGCTGTATTGTTAAAACTAAGCCCACCTATTACTGTCATTCCCGGAGAAAAAGTAAATCCTGGCATTATAAGTCACCTGTATTTGTTGAGGGGAACTGTCTTGTTGTTCCAGGCCATATTATTCTAACTGCCCCTACACCACCATTACCCGATGTACCGTTATTTCCACCTTTGAAAACTTGGTCCCAATTATTGGCTCCTCCGCCACCGCCTCCGTATGATCCACCTGAGCCAGCAACTCCACCATTATTACTTGTATTACCAGTTGTACCACTGAAACCACCGGAGCCACCACCACCGCCATCAACATTAGTATTCTGTGCTGTATAAGTGCCGCCGGAGCCATTACTACCTTCTCCTAAAATACCGGTGCCTCCGCCACCTCCGCCACCACCTCCGGCGAAAAGTGTCGTTGAGCTAAAACCACCACCACCTCCGCCACCACCTCCAGCGCCGGCGCTGCCTGCAAATCCTGTTTCTCCACCTTGACCGCCATTACCTGAATATCCTCCGGCTCCTCCACCACCTGTACCTGATCCATTTAGACCGCTTGAAACGATTCCTCCGGCTCCTCCATTTCCTCCACCATATGTGCCAAAACTTGTGCTTGCGAAATAAGTGCCACCTGGACTCGGGTCTTGACATGAAGGATTTGTATTTGAAGAATTGAATCCTCCTCCATATCCTATTGCTATGTTAGAGCCTGAAACTGGTTTAAAATAACTATCTTGACCTGCTTGTCCACCACCTTCTACCTTAGAACCAACTCCACCTGCTCCAACTACAACTGTGTAACTTGCACCGGGTGTAACAGGTATATTATTAACAAAGGCTAGTCCACCTCCTCCACCTCCTAGTGATACGTTACCTGCGGGTCCTGTATTGCCTGTTTGACCTGATTTACCACTACCACCGCCACCTATAGTAACAACTGATATACTAGTAACACCCTCAGGTACCACAAATGTATAAGTTCCTGCTGTAGTGTATGCTTGCTGGCTACCGGTAGGTGTCTCACTGGCGTCTACTAAAACTGAGTAGCCAGGAGAAAAAGTTACTCCGCCGCTTATTGAAATAGTCATGTTATTAATGTGCTATAAGTTGGAATTGAAAAAAAGTTCAATATTGTATTTAGAACCATTCCACTTAAATCAGGAAAAATTATATAACTGAGAATTAAAGACATTATAATGATAACTCTAATAATCCCATAAATTTCAAGAAGCGACAAAACTGATTGAATTGAGATTTTAAGGATGTTCATTTAGAGTATCTAAAAGAAAACCAAAGAATAAATTAAAAACCAAATACCCAAAACATAAAGAATTTTAGTGAATTCCCCCAAATTCATTTTAATTTCACAATCTAAAAATGTAGATAAAATCTACATAAATTATTTAATTGATTGTTGATCTTTTAATACTGTGCGTTTTTGTGTATTATCTTTTGCTTTAATTTCTTTAGATTCGTTAATTTTACGAACTTCCATGTTTTTCTGATACTTATGGACTGTCTTTGTTTTAGTTGTTCTAAACCAGCTCATTTTCTATCTCCATTAAAAAACCCCTTACGGGGCAGGGGTACTACTCTGAGGATAATTTGTTTACAAATTCATTTACTTTTTCTTGTGCTTCTTCAAGTGTGAGTGCGTATACTTTAAACCAACCTTTATTTTTTCTTATTTTAACGTCAAACGGCATTATACCATTTAATTGAAATGTATCCGGTAAATCTACAGTAACTATAAATTGACGGATATTCTTCATCCTATATATTACATTCTCAACGTCAGTCATAAAAACTCCTTTGTAATATTTATGCTTCACTATTATAGGTGCATACTTTCTTGTATGCTAGATTTCGTGAAGTATTAGGAGTTAATAATTCAATCTGATTTGAGCCTATTTGTGATTGCGATGAAAAGACAATTTCGTTATTTTTGTCTACATAAAAATCACCCATTAAATGAAATATAGCGTTAGAGCAATCCATAATTCCATAGCTAAAAATACGTTTTACAGGTGCCTTAAGTTGAGTATATTCTTCTTCAACTTTGAACTCAACCATACTATGAACTCTATATACTTTATCTTGTAAAAGTTCAGGAGTTTTATTAAGAGAAAAATAGAAGTTTTCTTCCTCAGATATTTGTACCCAATCGTCCGGTTTATATACGACACTAGAATTATCAATAAATTCTAAAACAAAACTTTCACGTGAGAAAGTTGTAGTGCAAAAAATTGCAAGTAAAAGAGCAATAGCGTACTTCATGGGGGTAGGTTCCTGTGGACTTGATAAATATATTTAGATTGATATAAATCAAATTATAGTGTATTACTTTAAAATATACTAATATTTTATAACATATAATAATAAAAACGAGGAGCTAAAATGAAACAAATGATAGATAAAGTAACGGGTAAAGTACTAACTCGAAGTGAAGCTGAAGCACAAATCAAAGATAAAGCGGGTTGGGTCATTACTGTAATAGCTTTATTACTAGCTGTTAACACCTATATGGCAAATAGTTTTAGTAGCAAAGTATTAAACAATACTATTAAGGCTAATGACGTATGGTCATTTTATCAAGCAAAAAGTATTAAACAAACATTAGCAGAAATGAGTCTTGATGACGCCATTGCAAGAGGTGACAAAGCAAAGGCAGAAAAATTAAAAGCAAAAATTGAACGCTATGAAAGTGAGCCTGAAAAAGGCGAAGGCAAAAAAGAATTATTTGCTAAAGCAAAAGCGTTAGAAGAAGAACGTGATCTTGCTAAAAAACATGGTCCATGGATGACATTCGCTGGTACAAGTTATCAGTTAGCAATTGTATTATTATCTGCTAGTATATTAGCAGTTAGTATGTCAATGTTTTGGGCTAGTATTGGCGTGAGTGTAATTGGCTTTTTATTAATGAGTCAAGGCATTTGGATGTGGATGCCATTTATAAAATAAAAATAAAAATATAATAATAAGATCCTTAGAAAGGACATAAGTTAAATGGATCCATTAACGCTGTTTGCGTTAGCTAATGGTGCTGTAAAACTTGTAAAAGAAGGTTGTAAACTTTACAAAGACATTAAAGGGGCTGCCGGAGACATTAAAGATGTTCTTCAAGACCTTGACGACCAATTTCATAAAAAGTTTAAAAACAAAGAACCTACGGTTGCAGAAAAAAATCAATTCATTGCAGAAAAAAATCGTATCATTGCACTTAATAAGCAAGACGGTGAAACTACAAATATCTACACTGAAATTGGTAATAACCTTGGTGCATACTTTGACAACTTCTATAAATGTATGGCTGTTCTTGAGGAAGAAGAACGCCGTAGTAAAAATGAAGTATACCATGGCACAGATAGTTTAGGTAGGCGTGCCTTACAACGTGTTCTACTCAAAAAGCAATTGGAAGCAATGAGCAAAGAATTACGTGAGATTATGGTCTACAACAGTCCTCCTGAATTAGGTGCATTATGGACTGAAGTAGAAGAAATGATGAAAAGGGTTGGCAAGGAACAAGCCGGTGCAATAGCAATTGAAATGAAACGTGAAAGAGAGATTGCTGCACGAATCCGTAGAAGAAAAGAACATATTAAATGTCATGCATGGAAATATGGTATAGTAACAACATTTTTACTTTATAGCATTTGGTTACTTTGGGCTGTAGTTGAAATAAGAATAGAACACCGCCCTGAATTAGGAGTCTGCTTATTACCTAAAGGGACTTGGCCATATGAGCATTATAATAATCTTAAATGGATAGATTGCGAGCCTAAAAATATAGTTAAATAGTGTTATGAGATATTTTATTATAGCATTATTTTTGTTTTTTATAACGTTATCTATGTCATTGGGTGACATTTTTGGTATCACACTATCTATTGTTGGGTTCCTAATTATAGACTACTTCGGTGAGGAATATGAAGAAGCCAAACTACAAACTTATAAAAAGAATGTATGAGCATGGGTATTCTGCTGAACAAATTTGCCATAGACTTAGATACAATTTGGAAGATATAATTAAGTTCTACGAGACATTAAAAAGAGAAGATTATGAAAATATTCGAAGTCACCCAACAAAACCTTACAAATAAGATACCAATGTTATATTTGGATATGGATGGAGTACAAGCAGACTTCTTCACTCAATGGGCACGTTGGCATGGGACTAAAACAGGAACACCAATAGAGCGTTATAAAGAGATCGGTGATAAAGAACATCGTGAACAGTCAATCAAAATGTTACAAGACGAAGGTCCTAAATTCGTATATCGTTTCTTTGCTAGTTTACCTGTACTAGACGGATTTGCTGAACTTATGAACTGGATAAAATCAAACAATATACCCTGTACTATATTATCTGCTCCCCTAAGGTCAACCCCTGAAGATAAAGAAAAAATAGTTACTAAAGCAAGTATTGAAGGTAAACAAGAATGGCTTATGAAACATAACCCAAACTTACCAGCAATATTTGACGGACAAAAAGACAAATACGCACTTAAGGGAGGACATCCTAATGTGCTTGTCGATGATTTTAAGAAATACATAAATGCATGGGAAGCAAAAGGTGGTATAGGGGTATTACATCGTTGGATGAACACAGATAGTACCATAGCTAGACTAGAAGAAATTTACAGACCTTTTTTGAATAAATAAAGAATACACGGAGTTAACTATGTCTGAAATGAAAAAATTGATTACTTTAGTAGAAAGTGGGGTATTACCCGACGATACTATAGATTTACACGATAGCTTTGATATCGAACTTAACGAGCACTTTGTAATTGAAACCGGAATAGTAGGTTTTACTGATGATGGTGTAATTGTCGAAGCAGATGAAACAATACTAAATTTACTCGAAATTAATGACATTCTTATTGAGAGTGAAGAAATGAATGAAGGATCATTACCGGGTACGCATGGTGAATGGGTACATGGTGGATTTAAAATCAGATATAACCCAGAAACAAGAACTGTTCGTGTTATGGGGAAGAATCAAGAACGTGGTCACACATTTAAAAATCCACCAAACGAAATTACTTATAAAACTGTAATCGCTAAAATGATTGATCAATTAGAAGATGAATCAAGTATGTATGAAACTACAGAAGATGATTTAGAGCAAGACATTGATCAGATGAAAAGGCGTGCCGGTATTCAACCAATACAGCCTATTCAACCTAAGGTACCGCAGCAAAGTTCAAAAGGTACTCCAATTAGTCAAATGAATCCAATTGATAGATATCAATGGGAAAGAGATAAAAAAGCACGTGGATTACAATATGATACTAGAATAGATAGTGTAACTCCTGATACTGATATGTCTATGTTGTTCAGAGAAGATGATTTGGATGAAGCAGAATATCAAGGTCGTAAGGTGCCACTTGGTAAGCCAATGGCGGGTGATGTTAAAAAATCAAAAGTATATGTTCGTAAACCAAATGGTAAAGTAGTTAAGGTTAACTTTGGTGACAAGAATATGAAAATTAAAAAATCTAATCCGAAACGCCGTAAGAGTTTTAGAGCACGCCATCGCTGTGAGAATCCAGGTCCTCGTTGGAAGGCAAGATATTGGTCATGCAAAGCATGGTAAATATTTGGACAACTATGTTGTTGACTAAGTAATATGACTTATTTAAAATGAAACAACATAGTTCCAGTTACACTTCATACGAAGTAATTTCACAACAAGACGAAAATGGTGATTTATTAATACCCATTCCACCTAATTTAGTAAAAGCATTAGATTGGAAGGATGGCGATCAAATTGAAATTAGTCTAGATGACAAGGGGAACTATGTATTTACGAGGGCAAATACATGAGTAAACCAATCACAGTAACAATACCAGCATTATCTTCTTCTTCAGCAGTATATACAATACAATCCGGTGGTGGTGGCGGTGGTGGCAGCGCAGGAACGTATGGTGGTGGCTACCCAGGCGGTTCGGCAAGCACACATGTTCATATTCAACCAAATACTACTCCTAACCTATCATACAGTTATACCACAAATGGTGCTTGGCAAAATGCTTTATCAGGTACAAGTTTAGTAGTACAATCAGATGCAGAAATTAAAGGAAATCTTATAGTAGATGGCAAGGATGTAATGAAGTTATTGGATAAGATTGAAGAAAGATTAGCAATTCTACATCCTAATACTGAACTCGAAGAACGTTGGGAAGAGTTAAAAGAGTTGTCAAAAAGATATCGTGAACTTGAAGCCGAAATTATTGAAAAAGAAAAAGTTTGGGCGATATTGCAAAAGTGATAACACACTTGACAAATAATACGAAATCCTATATAATAGCAATACATTTGACTGTTATGGATATCGTATTATGACCATGCAACTTGCACATCCAGCCCTTACTACATTAGGTAAACGCAAGGGCAAGCAAAAGTTTCGCAATGCTGAGGAAGCACGTAAGGCACGTGAACTTGCAGCAGAGTGGGAGGCTAAACAAGCTAAATGGAACAAAGAATACGGCAAGCCTATCAAACTCAAAAAAACTACAAACAAACTTATCATACCCAAAATTCCTGAGGGTCGTGGTACTCGTCACTTATCAAGTATTGACTCAGGTCATACAGGAGCAGTAACTATTAAGCAAACGCAACAATACACCGGTGATAAAATTATCGGCATCGGTACTATGCATAAATCTAATGCAGTGCCTATCTTTAATGACGAGGCTGCAAAAGATATTTCTAAAATGAGGAGATAAAGATTTTTAATGGCTAAAGAAGAAGGTCTTAGATTAGAGGGCAAAGTCACGGACATTCTACCCAACGCAATGTTTAGGGTAGAATTAGAGACAGGTCAAAATGTCATAGGCTACATTAGTGGTCGTATGCGCCAAAACGATATTAAAGTATTATTGGGCGACACGGTAGAAATTGAATTTAGTCCATATGATTTAACACGTGGCAGAATAGTTCGTCGCCGATAAATATTTCCCTACCAATTAAAATAGCTATATATTTTCATGAAAAAAATTCTCATCACAGGTGGGTGCGGATATATAGGTTCCGCACTCTATAAAAAATTTCTTTCCAAATACGATGTGCAAACAGTAGACACTGAGTGGTTTGGAAACTATACAAATCCATATAATATCAAATTAGACTTTGATGTTCTTAGTGAACAGTTTTTAGAAGATTTCGATGTAGTAATCCATGTAGCAGCTAATAGTTCTGTTCCCTTATGTAAAAATATTAAAGATGCATACGACAATAATGTAACTAAATTCATCGATCTTGTAAGTAAACTTAAAAGACAAAAGTTCATTTATGCAAGTAGTTCTTGTGTTTATGTAACAAGCGATGACAAACCAAAAATTGAAACGGATACACTAGACCCAATGGATGGTCTTACTTTTACTAAGACTACCATTGATCAATATATGCCTTTAACAAATGTTGAGTACTATGGATTACGTTTTGGTAGTGTTAATGGATATAGTCCCAACATGCGTTTAGACTTAATGATTAATGCAATGACTTTAACTGCTCTAAAGCAAAAAGAAGTGCATGTAATGAATGGACACGCACATAGACCAATTCTTAGTATAAACGACCTTGTGCGTTCAATAGAAACAATTATAGAATCTACAGTCGATAATAGAGGAATTTATAATCTTGCATCTGTAAACTTTAATATTAAAGATATAGGTACAAAGGTCGCAAATTATTTGAATGTTCCGCTTATCGATAAGGGAAATACACAAACCTACGACTTTGCAATCGATAGCACTAAGTTTATGCAAACATACAATTTTAGTTTTAAAGATACAGTTGAAACTATAATTGATTCTATAGTAAAAGAAAAAATAAATCCTAGTTGGTCAAAGAGAGAAACCAAATGAATTACACAGAAAATAATAGTTGTTTAGTTTGCGGGAACAAAGAAACAATCGAATATCTAAACTTATCAGATCAACCACTTGCTAATTCATATCATAAAGGTGAAGAATTACCTACATACCCACTAAGGCTAAGACTATGCAAACATTGTTATCATTCACAATTATCAGTTAGTGTCGATCCTGACAAAATGTTTGAGCATTACTTATATATAAGTGATACTTCAAAAACTTTGACAGATTATTTTGAATGGACAACAGAATATATTTTAGACAAAATCAAACCAAAGAAAATTCTTGAAATTGCATGTAACAGTGGATTGTTACTTGAAATGTTTCACAAAAGAGGTTATGAATGCTATGGCGTTGATCCAGCAAAGAACATACGTGAACTAAGCGAAAAGAGAAACTTAAACGTTTATGTAGATTATTTTAACAAAGATTTTAGTAAAAAATTTAACAGTGAGGTAGGCAAGGTAGATTTGATTATGGCATTTCATGTTCTCCCACATGTGCCTGATCCTAATGAATTTATTAGCAGTTGTGTAGAATTACTTTCCGACGATGGTCAAATTTTTATACAGACAAGTCAATGTGACATGTTTTTAAACAATGAATTTGATGTGGTATACCATGAACATTCATCTTATTTTACTGGACTATCAATAAAAATGTTAGCCCGTAATCATAATTTATATGTGTCTAGTATTGTAAAAACAGATATACATAGCAAATCGTTTTTATTCTCATTACAAAAACAACCATGCGATGAACAGCAGCTAAAAGAGTTAATATCATTTGAAGAACAAAATGGTATCTATACTGTAGACAAATATTTAAAATTTGCAGATAACGCGGTCAGTATTAAAGAAGATTTATTGAAGGGGCTTAATAAATTTAAGTCAGAAGGTTACACAATAATAGGATATGGTGCTGCTGCTAAGGGTATGACGCTATTAAATTACATTGATTATAAATTAGATTACATTATCGATGACAACTATATGAAGTGGGATTATTTGACTCCTGGACAAAATATAGAAATACATTCTATTGATCTACTTAAAAATAATTTTGAAAAAATAGTTTTCGTTCCCTTAGCTTGGAACTTTTACAAAGAAATAAAGGAAAGAATTAACAAAGTTCGAGATACTAAAAACGATATTTTTGTAAAATACTTTCCCAACTATATGGAAGAAAAATGATAAGTTTAATGACTAATAGCCCAATAGCCGTAGACAGTGATGATCATATTCATCCAGATGGCGTGCATTTAGATAATAACATGGATTATGTTTTTGTTGATAACGTAGAAAAACATTTCGACAAGAAAATTAAAATGCTTGATCTTGGTTGTGCTGGTGGCGAACTAGTATGTAGAATGCATGAAAGAGGTCACACCTCTGTTGGTTTAGAAGGATCTGATCATTGTTTAAATTACAATGGTGTAGGTGAGAAACCTAGAGGTTATGAGAACTGGCAAAAATATGGTAACAAAATCTTATTTACATGCGATGTTACCAAAGACTTTCAGTTACTTGAAGATGGATCTACTGTAACATTTAATTTAATTACATGCTTTGATGTAATTGAACATTTTTACGAGCACCAACTAGATAACTTTTTTCGTAACGTTCAAAAGCATTTAGATAAAGATGGTATATTTGTAGCAAGCATTGCATTATTTGATTTAGTTAAATCACAAGGTGTTAATTGGCATAAGTGTGTAGAAAGCAAAGAATGGTGGGATAATAAAACATCTCAATACTTTGATCCAATTACTTATCCATTTGGGATTACAAACAGAGGTCAATCGTTACACAGTGATAGAGAATTCGTTTTTGCTGGTAAACTAAAGTGATTGTAACATCTTGTCCGTTGCGTATTTCACTAGTGGGTGGTTCAACGGATCACCCTAATTTTATTGAAAAGTATGGATATGGTAGTGTTATCAGTTTTCCTAGCACACTAAGAACATATGTTACAATCCATCAGGATGTGTTCGGTAGTAATAGTTTAGATCACAACTATCATCTAAATTATAGCAGGCGAGAAACTGTAAAGAAAATCGAAGAAATAGAAAATGAATTATTAAGATTTTGCTTTGAATATCTTAGAGTTGATACTATAAATTGCAGTCTTACATCTGATATTTTTAGTGTTGGTTCTGGGTTAGCAGCAAGTTCATCTTATCTACAGGCATTAGTTAAAGCCATATATGTAATGCGCGGTGAAAACATTACAGAATTTGAAGTATGTAAAACTGCCGAGATTATTGAAAAGAACTTTAACCCATTGGTTGGTCAGCAAGATTTCTATGGTAGTATGGGTGGACTAAAAAGAATAAATTTTTCAAGAAACAATGATCCAACCATTAAATATTTGAACACTAATATATTTAAAGATTTAGATATTTTTTTAGTTTATACAGGTGTTTTAAGAAATAGTACCCAAGTTCTAGAAAGTTTAGATATATCTAAGTCATACACATTATTAGATGATGTAAGAGAATTAGAGGATGCTATTATCTCATCAGACATTGACTTGTTTGGTGAAGTAATAAACAGAAGTTGGGAAAATAAAAAGCAAACAAGCCCATTGATTTGTGACAATGATCATCTTAAACAGTTAGATAACAGACTTAAGAACGATCCAAAAGTTTTAGCGCACAAGTTATGTGGGGCAGGTAATGGTGGTTACTTTCTTGTGTTTACCAAAAAGGCTGACAAATTTGATTGTCAAAGTTATAATATGATGAAGCCTATTGGTATATCCGAAACTGGTTTAAAATATATTAATTTGAAAAATGAATTTACAAAAATTTAAAGAATGCATTAATTCTGTAAGCGAAGCAGACCTAAGTAAATTAAAAGAATTGGTACTAGGTGCGAAGAATATAATTATATTAGGTAACGGAGGCAGCAATGCTATCAGTTGCCACATAGCTCAAGATTACACAAAAGCATTAGGTGTACGATCATTAGCATTTGGAGACACATCAAGAATGAGTTGCTATGCTAATGACTATGGATGGGAAAATGCTTATGTTAAATTTCTTGAACATTTTGCAAACGATGATACATTAGTGATATTGATATCATCTTCAGGTAATTCGCAAAATATTCTTAATGCTGCACAATATTGCATCACTAAACATAAAATGATTACACTGAGTGGCTTTGATAACCTGAACAAACTAAAGACAACATACGGACCCCACTCACTATTACATTTTTATGTGCCAGCAACAGACTACGGTATTGTTGAAATTGCACATGAATTTATTTTACATTCTGTAATATGAAAACAATAATTAGTCACTTTTATAATGAAGAATATCTTTTACCGTGGTGGTTAGAACATCATAAGAAGATATTTGATCATGGTATATTGATTGATTATGCATCCACTGACAATTCAGTAAACATTATCAAAGAAATCTGTCCTACATGGAATGTAGTCAGAAGTAGAAATAAAGAGTTTCAATCTAACCTCATCGACGATGAAGTATGTCATTACGAAAACATGATTGAAGGTTGGCGTATTGCTCTTAACATTACAGAGTTTTTAGTAGGTGATACTAACAAACTAATGGATGATGCAAAAGTAAGTACACAGCATCTTATTCCGTCTATATGCTTTTTTGACTTCAATCCAAATGGACAACTAAGTCACAAACAGCCGCTTTGGCAACAACTTAATAAAGGTGTTCTTTGGACTGATGGTTGGAGATTACGCTTTGCTAGAAGTTTACATAATATAAGTTATCTAACATATCCAATTGGCAGACATTATCAGCATGGGTATAACACCACTGATTGTTTAATATTCCACTACGCTAATTGTATAAGTAGTCCTGAAATGTTAGCACGTAGGTTACAAATACAAACAAGAATTAGTTCTGAAGATTTAAAGCATAATCATGGATTCCAACATCATAATCATGGCAAGGGTTTAGACCTACAATCAATAAAAGACTACAATGATAGTTTTGCTCATGTGACTCAAGATTGCTCTGAATTCATTAAGAAGTATACGTAAGTCAATAAATACTCTACAATGCATTTATTTGTAGAGAATCTTTTTGAAGGTAGAAAACCCACAATTGAAACAGAAGAATTGCGTTATTCCATGACGGATTTGCAGCCAGTTCTGAGTAAACAAACTCTTGAATATCATTACGAGAATTTAGCAAAGGGCTATGCTAAACGTTATAAAGCAGGTGAAGGTGATGATGATTTTAACTATGCAGGAGCTTTCCTACATAATATCTATTTTGCTCAGTTTCGTAGCCCTCAAGATAGTAACACTCCGAACGGACCTGTACTAAATTTAATCAAACGCAAGTATGGTTGGTGGCGTGATTTTAAAGAACAGTTTAAGCAAGAAGCCATGAAGATACAGGGAAGTGGTTGGATTTATTTGTCATATGATGGAGAAATTAAAACCATAGTTAATCATGAGGTTCGGGAAGATATACTACTTCTTATCGATTGGTGGGAACATTCTTGGGCCCTAGACTATCAAGCAGACAAAAAACAATACCTAGAAAACAGTTGGAAGATTATAAACTGGAGTCACATCAACAGAAGATGGGGCAAAAATTTAACGGGAAATTAGAATGATCACAGTAACAGAATCAGCTATTAATAAATTACAAGAGGTATTAGCAGAAGAAAATGACCCTGCGCTAAAACTACGTATATTTGTTCAGGGCGGAGGATGTAGTGGGATGCAGTATGGATTTACATTTGATGATACTCAAAATGAGGATGACTTTGCTGTAGCTGCAGGTCCACTGAACGTATTAGTAGACTATGTTTCAGCGCAGTACCTAGAAAATGCTGAAGTTGATTATTCAGAGGATATTTATGGGGCTGCATTTAAAATTAAAAATCCAAACGCACAAACAACATGCGGGTGTGGATCTAGCTTCAACCCTTATTGATAAATACACTATAAGGATTAAATAATGGCTATACCTGGACAAGCAAATATTAATATTGGAGCAGAAAATCAACAAGCGGGCAGCGATACCCTGTATGATGCTTTCCATAAAATTCAGAACAATTTTACACAAGTCTTTAATTTAGCAAGCCCATACAACACTTTTAACGGTGGAGTAGGAATTTCTACAGAAGCAAACAGTACTACCGGAGTTGTAACTATTACAAATACGGGTGTTGTGGCATTAGCAGCAGGTACTGGTATTACATTATCTGGATCTAACGGTAACGTTGTAATAAGTGCGTCTGGTGGAGGAAACGGTGCAGTTGGTGTTACTAATGTAGGGATAACAAGCTCAACATTGACTGTAACAGATAGCCCTATTGTAAGTTCTGGTATAATCACAATCGAACTCCCACTTATACCATCTGGTCCTAATTTCGCAGCAGGTGAGTATACAGCTCCTACTTTTACAGTAGATGAATATGGTCGCATCACAGCTATAGCAAATACAACTTCTATAGGGACAGTCACCAGTGTTGCGATTCAGGCTAACGGAAACGGATTGCAAGTATCTAATAGCCCTATTACAAGTAGCGGCATAATTTATTTAGAAAACACAGGTGTTACTAGATTACGAGGTGGAACAGGTATTGACCTTACTAGTGAAACGGGAGAAATTACAATTTCTGCTACTAGTCAGGGTGATACCGGAGTAACAAGGATCGACTTCTTTAGTGACTCACTTACTATTACAGGTAGTCCAGTAACAAGTACAGGTAATATTGTAATTGAAATTCCAAGCAATGTAACTGTGTCTGGTAACATGGTAGCAAATACTATGACTGCAAATCTAGCTTTCTATAGTTTAGCTAATATGTACAGTTATGGTGAAGCAAACTTTAATAATATTACAGCTAACCTAATCAATAGTGTATTTTTCACAGGTGAGTTTAATGGCGTAATCGGAGCCAACGGTGCTAATTACGGTACATTTACGGATGTTGTTTCATCAAATATTACAGGTAATGTAATCAAAGTACAATATGATGACAACTATTTAAGATTTGAGAACACCAACGGCAACACAACAGATTTTGTTATTCCAAATATAATGGAAGATGTTGCTTATTATTTACCAACCAATATTGGAACAGACAAGAGTGTATTAGGTATCGTTGCTGAAAGTCCTATGCAGTTGGGTTGGAAGACAATACCGTATCAAACACTAACGGTTGAGACTCGTGGTGCAGGCACTTTAACAGTAGCTTCTATACCAATTCTAAGAGTTTATCCTCTTAGAACACGTAGTGCTCCACCTAATGATTATTACTATTTAAATATATCTTGATAAATATAGAATACAAAGGATTTTAAAATGGCGAACAGATATCCAATAGTCGCAAACGCAAGTACACTTACACTTGAGGAAATACCTGCAAGTGACACACTTTTACTAGACGCAGTAACAATAAGCGGTAATGTAGATTTAGGAGCCATAGGTAATATTACAATTACCGGTGGTTCAGCTGGACAAGTTATTAAAACTGACGGTAATGGCGTTGTGTATTTTGACACAGACTCAGCATCTCCTGCAGGATCAAATACTCAGGTTCAATTTAACAATAACGGAGCATTTGGTGCTTGCGCTGCTATGACTTTTAATACAGCATCAGCAGGAGGAGCTAAACTGACTGTTACACAAATACAAGGAACTAATGTTACGTCTACGGGTAACTTAACTGCTTCAAATATTGTTGCTTCCGGAAATATAACAGCAAGTGCAAATGTTACATCTAGTGGAAATTTAATTGCATCAAATGTACTTGTTAGCACAGAAGTCACAATTAATAGTGGAGCTAATATTGATTGGAGTGCAACAAGCTATGCACTTTTTAGAACGCAGGATAATGACACAAAATTCGCAGCATTGACAGGTCCGGGTAATATTTCAGGTGCTAATGGAACATATGTAGCATGGGCTTTACCAGCTACAGCAGGTAATGTAAATGAATTTTTATCCACAGATGGTGCAGGCAACATGATTTTCGCTACAGTAGCAAGTAGCAGCGCACCTACATCAAATATTGATCCAGGACAACCAGGAACCATAGCTTTTGATTCTGGTAATATTTATGTCTGTATAGCAACTGACACTTGGAAAAAAGCGTCACTTTCTGACTTCTAATTAAACACAACATTAAACTAAGCCATTTTTAATAAATACTACTATAGGAGTTATTAAAAATGGCAACAACCCCACCACAAACAATAATAAATACAGGAGCTGATGCTGGATTATCAGTTTACGCTGAGACAGCATCTAATATTCCACCATTAGTTGGTAATGCATCAATATACATTACTAATACAACAGAACAAGTAACGAACGTAATTAATAATGACGTTGCAGGTGGAGAATCATATCAAGTACAGTATAATTTAAACGACAGACTTCAAGGTGACAGTGGTTTCACATATAATCCTAGCACAGACAGTGTTGCTGTTGCAGGAAATTTAGCAGCTAATGCTATTCTAACAGACAATTTAAAGTATGCTAATGGCGCTAATTGGGCATTTGGACCTGGCTCATACGGCAACTCAAACGTTGCAGCATATCTTCCTACATACACAGGAAACATTTCAGGCAATGTCGCAGTTTTCACAGAAGTGTCCGGCAATGGCGCTGGACTAACAACATTAACAGGTAGCTATGTAGTTGGTGCAGTATCACTCGCTACAAGTGCTGAAAGTGCAAACACTGCCAATACTGCTACAACTGCTACAACAGCAGGCACAGTAACAAACGGTGCACAAGGTAATATCACAAGTGTAGGTACATTACAAGGATTAACTGTAAATGGTACTGCTACATCGACATTGTTTGAAGGTAGCGGTGCAAATCTAACTAATTTAAATGGTGCAAATGTAACTGGTACTGTAGGTAGCGCAACAACTGCTACTACAGCAGGAAGCGCAAACAGTGCTTCATTTGCAAATACGGTATTAGATGGCGCACAACCAAATATCACAAGCGTAGGAACATTAGTAAGTTTAAATTCAACAGGTAATATAACAGCTAGTCATTTCATAGGCAATGGCTCTACACTTACTTCATTAACTGGAGCAAACATTACAGGTACAGTTGCTAATGCAAACTATGCAGCATATGCAGGTAACGTAACTAATGCTGTACAGGCTAATATTACAAGCATAGGTATATTAGATGGATTAACGGTTAACGGTAATACAGGCATAGGTAGTAATGGTATTTTAACTGTATCAAATTCACAACCTAGTACAAATACAACCAATGGTGCACTACGAGTAGTTGGTGGTATTAGTTCCCAATCAAATATACATGGAGTTCATATACACTCTACGAGTAACATATACTCACAAGGTACATTATATGCTGGTGCAGACAGCATTGCACAAGGTGTACTAACTAATCCAGTTATTATTGCAAAAACCACAGGTGCTACATATGTTCAGGCTGCAATTATAAATTCCGATTCCAATGGCAGTAGTGACTGGATAGCCTATAGTGATGCTTATCCAGGTGTTAGTGATGACCATGGTTGGATGGACATGGGTATGGCAGGATCTAGTTTTAGCGATCCGAGTTATACTATTACAAAACCAGAAGATGGCTACATTTTTGCTAGTGCAGTAAATGGTGGCGGCAAAGGTGGTAATTTAGTTATTGCTACAGATAGTACAGGTTCACACAATGATATTGTATTTGGTGCGGGTGGTTTCTTAGCAAGTGACGAAAAATTCCGTTATGTTCATAATACAAACACATTAGTTCCATATGCTAATGCAACAATGGATTTAGGTAATAGTACAAATCATTTTGGTAATGTGTATGGTAATTACTTTATAGGTGACGGTAGCTTACTTACAGGTGTCACTGCAACCGCAGCGCCATCAAGTAATATTGTCAATGGTGTTAGTACAGTTGATATAGCAACAGCAAACGGTAATGTAAATGTAACTGCAAACACATATAGTTATATATTTGATGATACTGGTATTCTTACCATACCTGGAGTGATATCAGGTACATCAGCGATGTGGTTAGATAATAATTTAACTAATTCAGATATACAAATACAATCAGGTGATGACATTATCTTGCAAGGTAAGGATCGTATTCTTGGTGACACTTCGGAAGGTGGTGATATCAATATCTATGCTGGTGATGGAGCAGCAGATGATGGTATAGCTGGTTCAGGTAGTGGAGGAGATTTTAGATTCTACGCAGGAGATGGCGGAGCTGCAAATGTAGTTAATGCCGGAGATGGCGGTACTGTTAGATTACGAGGTGGCCCAGGTGGAACTGCAAGTGCAAGTGCTACTGCAGGAGTTGGAGGATATGTAGAAATTCAAGCCGGAAGTGCCGGAGATAACGGTGGTAATACATTATTAGGGTCAACTCCGGGTTATGTTTCAATACAATCAGGAGCTTCAACCCTTGAGGCAGCGAACGGCGGAGCTATAACTTTAGCAACAGGAACAGGAGGGGCGAACGCATCAGCTGGTCTTGTAGAAATTATTATTCCAGCTAGCACCAATGGACCAGGTGGTGTATGGACATTTACAGGTCAAGGCAATATACTACAATTACCACAAAATGCAGAAATCTATAGCCCAAGCATAGGTAATGTTACAGTAGGTAGTTTAGGTAATACTTTCATTAGAAGTGTAGATTCTGGAAACATAATTCCTTATACTTGGGGATTTACCGACACAGGTAATTTTGAGTTAGCAGATGGTAATTCATTTATAAAGAGTGTACCAAATAGTGCTGGTGATTCAAGCGGATTAAGCACATTGCAATTATATCCTGATAAGACAACAAACGACGATAGATATTTAATTGTTGACCCAACAGGTCCTAATCATATTCATATTCGTGCAGGTGGCGTACAAGATGCATCAAACACATTATTATACTTAGGTGGTGAACAGACCTTTGTACAAATAGATGACGGTTATCATCGTGTAAGCATTAACAGTTATGATGTTGGTAACACTGTTGGATATAATTGGAGATTCGATTATAATGGTAACTTTGTATTGCCTAACAATACAGTAGCAATTAACTTTGCTAATGGTACGCCAGCATTTGGTAATGTTTCAGGTGTTAATTTCGATAGTAATGCAAGTAATGTATTGTATGGCAATGGTGTATTTGCAGCAGCACCAGGCGGAAGTAGTTATAGCAATAGTGATGTCTCTACATTCTTAGCAAGCTTTGGAAGTAATACGATTAGTACTACTGGTAATGTTACTACTGGTAATGTTATTGCTAATGGTATTGATTCAAATATCATTCGTAGAGCATTTGGACTAGTAGCGGCAGATACTACAGTTACATTAGACGATTTACAAGTAAGTGTTACAAGTTCAACAAATCAATTAAACTTGCAGTTAACATCTGGAAGTTGGCAAGGAACAGGCTGGACAGAAACTTACACAAGCGGAAGCATTGCTGTATCTAACTGGGTAAACTTACCATTAAGCTCAGGATTTAGTACAGCTAGCGGAGCAATGAGTAATCAAGGAAGTGGTTGTAGATGTGTGATCGGAGATCAAACTCCAAATCCAAAAATGTATCAAATTACAGTAAACAGATTAGGCACATCAGGTAGTCAATGGGGTATTAGTATAGAACGCCTAATATAAAAAAAAGCCGCTTAAGCGGCTTTTTTGTTAGCTAGTTTACTTAGCATATAGTCAGTATATTTACTCTGACACATTGTTACTATATCTTGAAACGGCCATTCTAGATGAAAGGGACAACTATTCTCCCAGTGTCCATGTTTTTTAAAAAAGCCTAGGGCTTTTAGATCATCTGCATTAGCAGGATTAAATTTTCTACGATTGTTGGTATAATCGTTTAGCTTTGTCCAATGTTGTACTTGCATCAGTCCCTTTCCATAGTAGTAGCTTCACTGATAAGTTCCATAACCTGATCAATTGATTCGCAAACAATTTTAGCACCTGTCCAACTGTCCTCATGATCACGACCTGAAATTTCTACCATGAAGCCATTGTCGTAAAGATAAACTGTTAAGTTGTCGTTTACCTTTTGTAATTTATCGCTTAACTTCATTTTGGTTCCCTATTATAAATGGCAATAGGGGCTTTCGCCCCGTATTGCGTTACTGTGTTACTGCTTCTGCTTTTTTGCCACGTGCCTTAATTTTGTCAAGGCTAGGCTTTGTTGCTTTTACTTTTACTTCAGTCTTTACTTTCTCACGATCGGCAAGTGCATCAGTCAAAAGAGCCTGATCATCGGGATTTTGAAAGTCACCATGACTCATTAGATACTTAAGTGCCTCAACCTTAGTCATCTCGCTAGGGAGTTCGATAAGATCGATTCGTGTTGCACCACCTTTAGTAAACTGCTTAACACGGCGAATCATATCGTCAGTAAATCGAACCTTACTGTTGCCGTTGTGTGTTGTGATACCTGCTACTTTAAAAGTATTGCTCATAATATGTCCTTTATGAAAGGTTAATAAAAAGAAAGTTTATGTACTACAAGTATAATGATAGCACAAGTGGTCATTACTGTCAACCACTTGTGTTACCAAAATTAAGAGAACTCGCCCAAAATAATTGCACGACCAACTGGACTTTGACCCATTGCAAGATTCTGTGCTACAAACCAATTTTCTGCAACAATCAAAGTGTCCGTAAAATTACTGTTACTCAAAAAAAGTCGAACTCGAAATGTACGCATTTTATTTCTCCAAAGTGTAGGGCTTGTCCCAACGACCAATATTCACATCAATGTACCAGCCCACATCAAAATAATCAGTTTGAATATCGCTATTGTCATGATTGCCTGCATTCATTGCTGGAATCACTTCCTCAAGAAACTTTCTTGCAACACCGTCAAAGTGTTCCTTGTACCAATACGGGTTAACATCAATATATTCCTTTGCAGGAGTAAATCCACCGTAAGATGCATAACGCGGGTTGTCAACATTGAAACTATTGTAGTTACCGATAAAATCAATAGCTCCAGACTTAATATTCAAGCACAATGTCATATGATTACGAACTGACAAAGTACCCTTGACACCATACTTTTTCATGATTGCCTTAACAACTGGGGCGATTTTTGCTTTACGTTCCTGAGACATATATGCCATTTGCTTCTCCTTGTTATTGACTATACCGATATTATAGCACCGAACCCATTTATTGTCAACCTTTTTGCTAAGGTTGACAATTTGATAACAATGTTATACAATTTCTAACATATTAGCGGGCACTTTCCAGTTACTTACTCCTGTGCTCACAATTACGTTTTTGGTCTTAATTGAGGTCACTTTACCTGTTACAGTCTGACCAGTGCGATTATTAGTAAATTTAACGTCCGTACCAATTGTCATACTACGTTTATTCGAATTAACCAATTGGGTACGCTTAAACTTGATTGCACTTACAATTGAATCCAATTGTACATTTGTCAAGTCACCAAACATTATAGTTTCATTAATTTGCTGAATAGTAACCATTATACTAAGTCTCCTTCATACATATCCCAAAGAAGTTTACCGTTTTTATCTTCAATATACTGCAACTCAGGTTCTTCGTAATCTATGTCACCTGTTAGGGGATCCATTTCGCACACTTTTTCGTATGCTGATTCCTCATTGTTTGCTTCAACTTCAATTGTGATATATGCAATTTGCCTAAACACATAAGTATTAGCCATTATTTGTCCTCCATAGCATAAGTGAACATAATAAATTTTGCACGATTAATAGCCTGTCGTGCTTCCTCTGCACGATTATCAGTAACCTCACCGTATTCTGTGCAAATCATTTCTTGTGCATCAGACAACATACTTGCAGCGACCATTAGTGGACCTGACAATTTAAAAGTAATACTGTCCTCAACCGATTTACGCAATTTCTGCTCTGTGCAACCGTACATAGAAACTTCACGAATTTCCTGAGTAGTCAAACCTTGAAATGCTGTAGTCATTTATCGCTCCTTGTTATTCACTATACCGTTATAATATCAAACTTTGGAATAAATGTCAACCAAAAGTTCAAGTTCTTCCCAAGCTTCTTGGAAAGTATCAAAACCGCAAGCATTGTAATCTGTTGCAAAATATACAACACAAAAGGATCCGTTGCCTGGGCTTGCTTCCCTGTCAACACTGACATATCCTACATCGGGTATTGCTTTTAAGATACGTTCTGACATTTTGTTCTCCTTGTTATTCACTATACCGTTAGTATAGCAAATTATGGATTTATTGTCAAATTTCGGGCGTAGATTTTTTGTGTTTTTGTTGTCTTTTATACAACGTTTTGCTTTTGACAACTTTTGGACGAAACGGAAGTTCGTTGTCAAAAAGAACACGATGCGCCCTATGCTTAGGGCGGCTTGTCATAAATGTAATAGTTTCACGTTTCATAATACCATAATTATATACGAAATGGTATTTATTGTCAACTAAAATTTATCGTTTGGCTTGTGTCACGTGGGAACTTTTAGGACCTTTACTAATAAAAGTCCTTCCGTATAGTTCAGCTTGATACTCGTCGGCATTGGCATTATACTTAAGTATAAGTTTAATTTTTCTATCCAAACTTACACTTAATATAGCATTAGGTTTAAATTCTAAAATTTCGGCTACGATCTCTTCACCGTTATCTACGCAGGTAATTTTAGCTTTGTCATCGTAGCGGATCATACTTCTCTCCGATTTTTGTAAACATATTTTTGATTTTTGTTTCTTTATCCCATGATTTACAATAATCATTGTCTTTGTCAAAGATTTCTAAAGCCTCATCCATCGTAACTACTCTATGGCTAGAAATTACTTCATCTAAATGTTGTTGGCTAAATTCTTTTGCTTCCCCACATGTAACGGTGTCAAGTGCATATTCACTTTTACCTTTTGGTACTTCAACCATATAACGGTGTCTGAACAGTTGCACTGTCTCAACCATTACCCACTCTGTTTCTTCTTTTTTAGTCAAAACAAAGGAACCATTTTCTTCACGCCAGTCAATTGTGTCTCCCTCATGCCAGCCCACTTCATCTAGCAATTCTTGTGGCAAAGGAACAATGTATTCCCCGTTTTCTTCAATAACAACGGCAGTATAAGATTTCATTTAAATGTTCCTGTATTTTTAATTTTTTTACATTGTGTTACTACAAAGGGAGGATACTGTTCTTCCATAGCCAAAACTTGGCTACAATTAAATGTTATTGTAACAGTATCATCCTCATCATCATAAGTTTTGTTTGTAACTATACCATATACAAATGTTACTAAAAATACAAACATAACTACCAAAATAATTGGCATAAAAACTCCCCCAAAACGTTCCATAATTATTCTCGGTAACTAATATAATTCATATAATTAAGTATTGCAATCATTCCATTTACTATAGCTAGAAAAAAGTTCCCAGAAAGCAAAGAAAAAATTACAGCCAAGCAACACAAAGAAATTACTGTCCAAGAAATTTCTTTAAAGTATTTAATAGTAAAAAGATCAATTTTATTAAGCATTTCTATCTCCTTAACAAATTATACAGCAATTACAATAAAAGTAAAATATTTTGGGTAAATTGTTACATATGATGTTCGACAAATACTTTAGCGACCTGAAATGCAACAACTATAGCTGCTATAGGAATTAGCAAGAAAGCAATTATAGATACAATTAATCTCATTTTTAAACTCCAATTGGTTAGTTTATGGATTATTTCCGAAGTAAGTACTACGGTTACGTAGTTCTGTATCAACATCTTTAATTCCAAATTTATGTTTAATTGTCATTGATAGTATCATTGCAGTCTGACTGGTACTGTCAGGCATACCATAATCATCACAAATGCCAGCACATTCTCTAACAATCAATTCTGCAAATTTTTGGTCGTACATATCTGAAAAAATTACGTCTCCTGCAAATTCAGTTTCCATTCTATTCCTATATGCTACAAGTGTCTCATTATGAGCCTGCAATGCCAGTGATCGGATTAGTTCATTCATTATCAATTCCAAAATGTTTTAATACATTGTCTCCAAAACTTGAATAGCATCCCTGTGCAGGGTTGTTTGCAATTTTAGCACACTCTCTTACAATCAGTTCGCCCAACCGTCTGTTATATTCTTTAATCCACATATCAGGAGCAAACATCCCTTTAGGAATTGATTCTTTTGCTTGTTCTGCAAATTCTTCAATTAAATTATTCATCTAATTTTATACTGATAATTTATTACCAAACGTGTTTAGTGCTGGCTGAAAAGTATTAATAATTAATGTCTCACGTGCGTGGGCTTGTAATTTTCCACGTACAACTTCTAGCACACCAAACGTGAAAGATTCTGCACCATAAGTACGCAAATTTTCACATAATGTCCAATTTTTGTTTTCCGACATAGCACGTTGATAATGTTTTTGCATACGCCGATATAACGTGCGTTTTACATTGCCTTTATAACCCAATGCAGTAATACCAACATACTGTTCACCAGTAATGTTGTTAGTTATGCAATAAACTACGTGATTGCGGTCCGAACGTTTTTTTCGAGTTTTCATCATAAAAAACATTATATACCCAACTGTATTATTTGTCAAGCAATTTTTAACGAAGTTGCTACTCTGACAACAGAAATATATCGGGCTGTACATGCATGACTGATAACTTTTAGTGCGTCCTCTTCAGATTTTGCCCGAACGATAATAGTATCCTTATCAGTTTGAGAATATTGCAGGTCAATAACATAATATTTTGACATGTTAATCTCCTTTTGGTCTAGTTACAATCCAAATAATAATTGCTAAAACTAAAAGTCCCCAGAACATTTTGTCTCTCCTTGTCTTTTAACACAGTTATAGTATATTACCAAACGAATTATTTGTCAAATTATTTTGTTGTCAAAATAGCAATAGCTTCTGATAGGATTTTGTCTTGTTTGTTGTATGCATCTATTTCCCAAGGTAAATTCATATAATCTTCATATGACATTTCTTCAGAGAGTTTTTGTGAGAATAAAACCCCATGCCAGTAGCAGTGACCTCTTGGAGTAATTTTAAGATATCCTTTATGCTTTTGATGTACATGTATTAGTTCATGTACTAAGATGATGGGGACACCATCGTAGGGTAAGGTGTAATTCATACCTATACGATTTACTCTATACAGGTCTATTCCACCATATGTGCTTTTTCCTAAATCGTATAGACAAACTTCAATTGCAGGAGGCAACTCTATAATTTTACTTACTGCCTTTGTAATTGGTGTTATAATAGATTCGTGTTTATAATCAGGTTTATTTTTATTATAAAAGTAAGTTACATGCATTACGTATTATAGATTGCCTGAAAATTCTTTTCTATTATTTTTTGACGTTCCTGTTTTGTTTTAGCTCCCAAAACAGTTATATTGTATAATTGATTGTTAGCAGATACTAACATGGTAATACAAAAACCTGCTGCTCTAGTAAAGCCAGTTTTAATAGTGATTACACCTTCACGACCAAAAAAGTTACTCGTAGGATTATTTACAAGCTTCCTTTCAATAATAGGTTCACGTATAGGTTTCTTGCGTTTTTTGTATTTTTGTTTTTTATAAAAACCTGTAGGCGTTGTTATCACACGGTGCGTTTGTGCAGCAGCCTGAATTATATCAAAAGAACTTACAGCTCTTGTTAATAAAATTAAATCATTAATTGTACTATGATTCATAGGACTAAGTCCAGTTGGTTCTACAAATCCTGAATCATGCATATGTAAATCATGTGCATGTTGATTCATTCTTGAAATGAAGTTACCATATCCTCCTGTATAATTTTCTGCCAATGTCATAGCAGCTAGGTTGTCACTGCTAATTAAAGACATATCAATCAATTCTTTACGTGTTAGCTTCATACCTTTACGTAATTTGGTGTGAGGTGTTTTATTATTAGTCACTGTAAGTATTTCATCTAAAGGTTGGTTAGCCTTTAATACAGTATACACAGTAAGCAGTTTGCTTATACTTGCAATACTAACAGGCTGATTATCTAAAGAACCGCGGATAACCGTTTCGTTTGTTATGTTGTATAAAATAGAACTAGGTTGTGCCCAACTGATAATTGGAACAAATAGTAAAGTTAAAATAATTTTTCGCATGAGATATTTATTATATGAAAGTTGTGTTAAAATATCAAGCTTTAATATGGATAAAAACTAGATAAGTAGCCACTTTGTCAATAAATATCGCTATGATATCATTAACACTAGAAGAAATAGATTATTTAGCCAAAGAATCATACTATAATGATGATTTGCCCAATGCATTACGATACTATGCAGAGGCTTTTATTCGTATACCTAACTTAGGATTAGCATACAATAACTATGGAAGCATTTTACGGGAGATGGGATTCCCACAAGAAGCAAAGGGATTTTTTGAGACTGCAATGCGTATTGATAATGATGATAGAAACGCTCCATTTAATTATGCAGTAGCACACTTAGCAGCAGGAGAATTAAACAAAGGATGGGAATTATTTGAGGCACGTTGGCGTTTTAAGTACCATGAACACACATTAGAAGGTTGGAGTAAACCTAGATGGAATGGTGAAGATATAACTGGGAAAAGATTATTAATCACTTGTGAAGAAGGAGACGGAGATAATATACAGTTTATTCGTTATGCACATACATTAAAAGAAATGGGTGTCATTCCTATTATACAAACTGAGATCAATTTAGTTGATCTGTTTGCTACAAGTTTTCCTGACTATGAAGTTGTAACAAACAAGGTTGTATATGAAGATTTTGATTACTGGTCTCCATTGATGAGTGTACCAAAATGTTTGAAAATTACTTTTGACAATTTCCCTCAAATAAACAATTACATAAAACTAGACAAAAAGCTTATAAACAAGTGGAAAAAGATAGTAGGCAAAAGTAACAAACCTAGAATAGGATACAGTTGTAAGGGTAATAGTAAATCATATCCTATGGAAATGTTTTCTAAATTTATGAAAAATAATCCTCAGTATGATTATGTAAACCTACAAGCAAGTTATACTGAAGAAGAAACACTTATGGTTCAAGGAGCAAATATTTTTGATTACTTTGAGCATATTCGTGTATGGAATGATACAGCAGGACTTTTATATCATTTAGATTGTGTAATATCAGTAGATACTGGACTAGCACATTTAGCAGGTGCTATGGGTAAAAAAACAATTTTACTACTAGATAGATATAAAACATGCTGGCGTTGGTTGTATGATACACCAACTACACCTTGGTATCCTAGTATGCATTTAGTGCGACAAAAAGATGTTAGAAGTTATGAGCAGCAACTAAATGATGTGACAAATCTATTACCACACCCATGATATAAAAGAATATCTTGTACCTTTAGTTACAGGGTTGACTTTATGAGGGTATAAAAAGTTTGATGGGAAAATTATTAAGTCTCCTGCTTTAAGTTCAATAACTTTATCACACCACATAACGAATTCACCACCCTCGTAATCGTCATTAAGTAATCCCAACACTGAAAGCATTGGCACTCCTTTTATAGTGCCATCGAATATAGATGTTATGTTATCACAATGCTCGTTCATGCAAGTGCCCACATCATATCTATTAAATCTAGGATCTGTATAACCAGTCCATGCACTCATCCAAACAAAATTTAAATCGTCAATGTATTCTTTAATTTTGAACCAAATGTTTATAGTAATTTTTTCTTTTAATGAAATATTAGAATATGAATATAGAAAATCTGTATCAAACGAATAGCTTTTATTTTCGTTTTGTTGATAGTAAGAATGAGTATGGTAATCAGTTATTGAATTTAATTCTTTTACTGCTATGTTGCATTCCTCTTTAGGAAGGAAGTTATTGTAGACTTTAATGTAACTTTCTATGTTGCGATCCATACGACTATTTACGCCATAAAAAAAGACCTACAATTTACATTGTAGGTCCATTGCCATTTTTAAATCCTATTGTTCCGCCTTCTTCTTTTATACGTTTGATTACTTCTTCAAACAGTATTGGGCGATAATCAGTGTGCTCTACGCAAACACAATGATAACGAGGGTCAATTACTTCATCTTTCTTTACTCTATTATAATGAAGATGACCATGAATGTTAGTACCAAAACGACCTAGGCTTTCTTCATGCACAGGAATATGACTAAGAATCATCCCGTTCATTACATGGTAGCCACGTACATCACGAAAGTATTCTGTATATTCTTCTAAACGAAAAATATCATGATTACCTTTGATTAGTACTTTGTCACCATTTAAACGAGACAGAGTTTTTAAAGCCTTTCTGTTTATAACAACATCACCTAGATGATATACTTTATCATTAGGTCGTACTGTTTCATTCCAACGCTTGATCATTTCTTCGTCCATCTCGTCTGGGTTGTCCCATGGACGCAGTTTAGTACCATCGTCACGTGTGAATTTGCATACGCCAGCATGACCAAAATGTGTATCGCTTACTAGAAAAACTGCTGGCATAATTATCTCCTTTAACTTGGTATTACTTTAGGTATATATGGTACGTTTCTAGGACCATGTCGTTGTTCAAAAAGTTGCCTAGCTTCTTGTAAATCTTTTGCATAGACACGATCTTTAACTTCTCCTTGCGGAGTTCTTACTGTTGTTTCATACATTGGCATATTAATCCCCTTCATTGTCGAATGGAATCTTTTTGATTGGTGGGTCTATTTCTTTTTCAACTACAAATACATCAAAAACTTTATCATCTTCGGGATGACAAATTTCTTCTACAAAACTAGAATTAAACTTTGTTCGCCAATAAAAGAATCTTTGTTTATCTGCATTCCAACGAGCAATACTTGCATTACGACAACTACCGTAATAATATGCACCATGTACTAAATCACTTTTAGGAATTTTAGCTTCATAATCTTTAAACATAATAGTCTCCTAAAGAATGGTACCCCAGGTCGGACTCGAACCGACAAGCCTTTCGGCGATAGTACCTTAAACTATTGCGGCTACCAATTTCGCCACCGGGGCACTCTATTACACTAGATCGTAACGATCTTTCATAATAGTTTTAAGCATGATAGCTTCTGGTGTGAAGTTATCTACATCTGCTGTCAACAACGATGCTGCTATTGTTGGACTGAAACCACTTACCAATGCAGTACCACGCTTATCGAACTTAACAGGACTGTTGCCATATTGTGCATTCAAATTCCAAAACACTACTTTAGGCATTGTGTAACCTGCTTCAGTGTATTTACGTTCAATCATTTGTATTGCACTATCATCGAATTGAATACACTGATTAAATTGCATATCACTAAAGATTATTAATGTTTCAGGCATTTCTGCTTGAGGAACATTGTTACTAACACTAGTGTTAAGAATTTTTTCAAATGCAGCATGTAGGTTAGTACTCATAGCCCACTCTGAAGTTACCATTTGATCAATCTTTTGATTGATATTACCTTTAAGGTTTAGTAACTGAGGTGAACTGCTAAAGGTCAAGAAACAATCTTTAAACTTGCCTTTATTTTTATCAGCAAAATACAAACCTAAACTTACAGCAACTTCTAAACATGTAAGATTACTATTACGACCTGCATTACATGTCATCGAACCACTTACGTCAACTAGTGGTAAAACATTTCTGTCACCAACATAGTTTGGTAGTGCATCCCACTGCGCTTGAATTGCTGCCAATTCAGTTGCATTGAATTTTGTACGACCATAACCATGTATTCTACCTTTCAATACATCATATGGGTATACAGCACCAGCGTTAATTTTAACATCACTGTCACCATTAACTAACTTATTGATATATTCAGCATAAGTTGTACCATGACGACCAAATGCTTTCTTATAACGTGCATGTGCCAATGAAGGAACATGACTGTAGTTAATGTTATCCCAGTCGTTTGCACACATTTGTGTTTCAACAACTTTTGTCAATGCTACAAGGCTTTTACGATACTGCTTAGGTGTCATGCCAAAAAACTCACGGATTTCACGTGCAAGCTTACCTTTACGTGGAGTCCACTTTGCAGCAAGACCGTTCTCTTGACGAAGTGCATCACCTAACATTGTGAATGCTTTTGCTTTTAAATCTTTTGATTCAAAAACAAATAAATCATCCCAACGACCTAGTTCAGGAACTTTAGCCATAATGCGTTCAGCATCAACAGGACTAGTTTTTTCAAGGTGTGTTAGAATCTGACGAAACAGTTCACGTTCACCTGCACCACCACGTACATCACGTGCCCATAATGCAATACGCAATGCTATGTCAGTGTTTTCAACAAAAGCACTTGTAAACGCAGGAACGATATTCTTACCACGACTTGCACCTATGTTATAAAACAAATCAACGCAACTATTTGCAGTTGACTTACGTGCCTTCATACCATTTGTAGTACGTTCTTCTTGGTTGTTTATTGCCTCAGCGAATTGCATATGAGTCTCCTTTCTATATTATGCAACAGGATGCATTACTTTTTCGCATAAAGTATAATTGCTGTTAGCATCCTAAAACTTGTAAAACTGGATGATCGGATACAGAAATTTATTTTCTGGTCGCCCTGTTTATATCCACGACCCATTCAGTATTCTTCTGTTACTGACAACATATCATAGCTTCTCTATGCCTATCTATTCCTTCAGTGTCTAATATTTCTATTAGATTAAGCCTTACGAGCCACCTTCTATAGAATAAAGCGTTATTTGTGATGCTGAACTCATCCAAATATAATAACAGGATAGCTTTCTACTTTTTGTTTTGAGTGAGAACTCGAAACTCACCTTGGTTAACGCTAACGGAGGTTATACGTCCGATGCAATTAACCCTCCAATATCAGAGTATTGCTGTATCTATCCTTAAAAAGTAATTATATGCGATTTGTGATTAAAAGTCAATCACTTTTGGGTAACTTGGTGGAAGCGGTGAGATTCGAACTCACGGACCCATTGCTGAATCGTCGGTTTTCAAGACCGGTGCCTTAAACCTCTCGGCCACACTTCCAATTATTTTTTATATCTGACTGCAACATAAGTGCCTATGAAAGCACCCAATAATGCAGCTATTAAGTTAATGTTATCATTTGTGAAATTTATTACTGCTATACTTGCTGTTAAGGTTACAAAGGTTGCCCACAAACTAGCAGTAAGTGGTTTTTCATCTGTAATTGCCTTTATATAATATGCATTAACAACATCTGTAATAAAGACTGCAATAAAAGTAATAATAAATGCTAACATCTTAAATGGTGGAGAAGAACGGGTTCGAACCGATGACCTTCGGCTTGCAAAGCCGCTGCTCTCCCAACTGAGC